TAGTAAATGTAATTGATAGTAAATTTACAATAGATGATAATACTACTTATTATGATAATATACATTTTATAAATATTACAGATAATAAACTTAATGATAATATGAATTTAAATGATAAGATACAAATCACAAGATATAATACTTGAAAACATTTAAATAACCAATATTACTAAATGAAAGGAGTAGAGTATTATTTATGAAAAGTATAAAGATAAATGACAAAATAAATACTAAAGACGGCATAAAACCTAATATATGGGCTAAGACTCAAATAATAGGTGGATATGATTATTATAAAGATGATAAAGGAATTTCTCAATTAGGAGAAGTTGTTTTTGAAGAAACCAATATAGTACCAATAGGCGGTGTTCAATTTGTATTTGAACAAGTATTTGGTATTGGTAAATCAAGTTTTGAAATACCTACATTACATAATACACCTATTGATATAGGTGATGTTGAAGATGGTACTCTAAGTAATATTACATTAGATACAAATGATATTGATGTTGAACAAGGTATTCCTTTACCTCATAACTGGAATGAAAAAGTATGTCTATTTGGTGTTGGATGTAATGGAACAGCTTCTAATAATATCACTATAGTATCTCCTGAATATAAAGACTATATGTTAGATGGAATGGTTCCATTTAGATTTATAGACAGTAATAACAATAATGGTTTAACTGTAGCTGAACAAGATATTTATTTTGGTAAAGTAACCAATAAACTTGCTGCAGGCAAAACTGCATATTTCTTAAAGAAATTTGATAATATAGAATTTTACCATAGATTAAATGATTCAGATGAATATTCTGATGGAACTGAATTAAAGACTAATGGCTCAAGTAGTATTAATCCATTTAGTCCTGATTATAGTAATACAAGTACAATAGAATCTTATGTAGAAGCTAAGTTAATAATAAATAAAGCTGATATAAAAGAATGGTTTGATTATAATGGAAACATTGAAGAAACAAGAATAAATAGTATTGGATTATTCTCTGCATATAGACCTTTAGATGCAAGTTCTGATACAGACTATGCTAATGTAAGATTATTTAGTAAATTCAATATGGCAAGTGAACCTCTTGGATTGACTAAAGAATTGACTATTTTATATAGGGTATATGGTTCATAAACAAAAAAAGAATGGGGATTAAGAATCCCCATTCTTTATTGGCTCAATAGCTTACTCCAATTCATCCAACAATTTTTTTATTCTTTCACCTCTTAATTTCGTATTAGCTAGCGGAAAGTATCCATCCACATGGATGATATGGATCTCTCCCTTATTAAACATATCAATCACATTATCAAAAACAAGTTTAACAAATTTTTCAGAGAACTCCCATAGGATGGTTTTGTTTGCTTCATACCATTCAGTAAAATTAATGGTTTCTAAATTTATCTTACTTGATGTAATGATATAAATATCACTTATATCATATATCCTACTAAGATCTCTAAAAAACGCTATTCCCATGGTTTTAATAAAATGAGCAAATCCTATGTAATAATCGACACTAGATACTATTTCTTGATCAAAACTTGTTTTTCTCATACTTTTCTCCTTTACAGGCTCAACCTATTAAAGTTGCCTGAGGGTGCTCTTGATATTATCTCCACACCGTAGTATGTTATTTAATATACCTTTATTATATATAATCAAAAAAAAACAAAATACGATAATATTCTCTTTAAATATTAATATAAATTATATTACTATTTTATATAGAGTATATGGTTCATAAATATGGTTCATAAATAAAAAAATAAGGGGCTCATTGAGCCCCTTTCTTTATCAAATCACTTAGATTCCCTAAGTAATGTGCCCCCTGAAAGTTTGCACCTGTAATGTCAGCATCCTTGAGGTTAGCTCCCTCAAGGTTAGCTCCATCAAGGTTAGCCCCTTGAAGATTTGCACCTTCAAGGTTTGCTTTGTAAAGGTTTGCACCTGTAAGGTCTGTATTTCCAAGGTTAGTGCTCTTAAGGTCCGCCCATTCAAGGTTTGCCCATTTAAGGTCTGCGTTGTAAAGCTTTGCCCATCTAAGGTCTACCCATTTAAGGTTTGCTCCACTAAGGTCTGCTGATTTAAGGCATGTATCACTAAGGTTGGCTTCCCGAAGGTTTGCTCCACTAAGGTCTGCTGATTCAAGATTTGTTTTGCTAAGGTTTGCCCCCTGAAGATTTGCACCTTCAAGGTTTGCTTTGTAAAGGTCTACCCATTTAAGGTTTGCTCCATTAAGGTCCGCCCATTTAAGGCATGCATCACTAAGGTTTGCACGCCAAAGGTTTGTTCCCCTAAGGTTTGCATCCTCAAAATTTGTCCCACTAAGGTCTGCCCCTTCAAGGTCTGCTCCCTGAAGATTTGCATACCAAAGGTTTGCTGATTCAAGATTTGTTTTGCTAAGGTTTGCCCCCTGAAGATTTGCACCTTCAAGGTTTGCTTTGTAAAGGTCTGCCCCCTTAAGGTTTACCTCTTTAAGATCTACTTTATACAGATCTGCTCTTCTAAGCTTGGCGGATTCCTTAATTTCATAAGTTTTTGTTATTTTCATCTTTTTGCCTTTTTACCAGTCTCAATCTCTTAGATTGCTGGAGGGGTCTCTTGATATTATCTCCAACCCAATTATCATTTCTAAATCGTACCTTTATGATATATAATCAAAAAAATTATAGAATGCAGTATATATAACTATATTTAATATTAATCTAATGGAACATATATATAAATTAATATTAATCATAGAAAGGAGAGTATATTATGAATTATTATGATAATATTAAATTAGATATCTATGAAGCATATGATAATGGAGAGATATCATATAATGAAAAAGAATACCTCTTAGAGGAAGTAAATGAAGTAATATATGAGGATGCTGCGAATAGATTTGGATATAATCGCTTGTCTGATCGTGGTTATCCCCGTGAAATAAAAAAACTCATGAATCAATACCATATATCGCCTAGAAATATGCTAAAGGTAATTATGGATATGGGTTATAAGAATCCTGAGGACGTACCTGCTAGTAGATATAGAGAAATAGTACGTAAAGCTTCTGGTGGTAGAATTGATAATGTTACAGATTTTGGTAAATTTTCAAATGAGGTAAATAAAATAATGGGTGAATCTGTATTCAATTCTTTATTAGATGATATTTATAAATAATAATTTTATTACATATAACTATAAAATATAGGCTGATATTAATATCAGCCTATATTTTTATAATGAATTTATTTTTTCTTTAGTCTTAATAATAATGTAAATACTTATTATTCATTTGATAATGGTCTAAAAATGGATTATATAAGGGATAGAGAGATAGAGCTAAGCTAGAAAAACATCAATGCCAGATAAACTTGCTAATAAGAAACCTAATAAATATTTGAAACTTAATAAATTAGTTAAAAAATTCATAAATGCTGGATTTAGTAAAAAAGAAGCTATAGAAATGGCTAAAAAGAAATTGAGTAATATGAATTAAAAAAATACTTATAATTAAATAAGAATGAGGTTTAACCTCATTCTTATTTATACCCAAATTGTGTAATCATAATCATTTAAAGATTTTTTATAACACCATAACCAAGACCAACTCTAAATCCTCCATCCATGGATTTTGAAGTAGACTTTCCAATATTTTTCCACATCTCAGATTTTACTTTCTTTTTAAGTTCTTTTAATCTATCTAAATGTTCGGGGTCATCCTTACATTCTTCTAAATGCTCATCTAAATATTCTTTTAATTTTTCATTATATTTATCTGTTGTTTCTTGCATTTTATCATTCAGTTCTTTAATATTGAGTTTTAATATATCACCATAAGATTTATCTGAATAAGTTCTACCTGAATTACAATATCTATCCAATTTAAGCTTTGTTGCTAAAATTTCATCATACATTGTATTTATCACAGTTAAAAGTTTTTTACCTTCTGAAGTATTATTAAAATCTTCAATACATACATCTTTCATAGTTACATCTTTAGGTTTTTTGGATGATTTATAACCTTTAAATGCACCTATTGCTCCTCCTATTGCTGCACCAATACCAGCAGCTTTAAATACATCTTTACTATCTTCATATATTACTTCATTTACTTCTTCCAATAAATATTCTTTTTCATCATAACTTATTTCACCATTATCGTATGCTTCGTAAATCTCTAATTTAATATTATCATAATAATTCATAACATAGTCTCCTTTCATTAGTATATAGGTTATAGTAATGTTTTCTACTATCAAAAATATAGCGTATTTTGTTTTTTTTTTGATTATACATAATAAAAGTATAATAAAAATAATTAATTATGGGATGGAGATAATATCAAGAGTCCCCTCAGGCAACCCTAAGAGGTTGAGCCTGTAAAAGGAGAAACTATGATGAATGTAAATTGCAATATGTTTATAGTACCTAATCCGGCTACAAAAAAGTCGGATTATCGCAGTGAGCTCGCTTCATTGGACCTAAAAGATAGACTCAATGGAGTTACAGATAACAGTATGTATGTTCATTGTTGGTTAACCAATGATAAGTCTAGTGACTTCGGAAGCCATGGTTTCCAGCTGCCGGATGGCAGTTATGCAGAATACTGTGGACTAATCGACTATGTCCCTCTCTCATTATTAGAGGGACACGTAGAGGGTGATGTGATCAATTATATGGTTATCGTTAGCGGTGACCGTATTGTAAACTTACATTGCAAGTTAACACAACGAGGATATCGTTATTCCCATTTTGGGAATTTCGAGGACGCGTTAAAGACTGTTATCAAAAGGGGCGAGGAGGTCTATAGTAATCTAAATTAAAAAATGGGGGAGCACTAGCTCCCTTATTTTTTTATTATATTAATATATTTGAGTAACAGAAGGCGTCCACATACAAGTGGCAGTAATTCTTGTATGTGGACTTTTAAGGAGGTATGAAAAAACATAGACTTAATTTATTGATTATTTATTTTATATTCTTGTTGTAAAAATTCATCAATCTTTTTAACCTTAGCTAAGATATCCTTATTGCAATGATCATTTGATTTGACATATGCTAATATCTCAGCTAAGGTTTTCAATATAGTGTCGTCTTTAGTAGAAATATTTTCTAATGATGAATCCATATGGTGCATTGTTATATCCATATCTGTTATTTTATCACGCGTTTCAACACTTTTATCATTTATAACCTTTAATGTGTTTGTCATCTCTCTTAATTGTGAAACTTGTTCTGATTGAACATTAATAACTATGTCGTACATTTTGTTATTTTGTTCCATATTATTAGTTCGTTCTTTTTCTAATAATGTTATCTCACTCTTCTGTCTCTTTGCGGCAGTTCTTTGTGTCATTATCATAAACCCGGTAATAAGTAATAATACCACTACACTAAATACTGTCATAAATCCGTAGGTATTACTTAACTGGGTAAATTCTGAAACAGTTTCAACAGAAGATGAGGAACTATTAACTTGATCATGCGAGTGTGTAACTAATTCATTATCTACCAATAAGTATAAATTAGTTGGGTCGATCATATAAATTCCCACCTTTCTATATATTTTATATAAAAGTTCAGATAATTTATATATTATCTTTAGGTATTATAAAATATATTTATAAAAACTATAAGTTAATTAAAATTAAGGAGGTACAATAACAAATGAAAGTTTTTATAAGTCAACCAATGTCAGGATTAACTGACAGTCAAATTCTTGAAGAAAGGGAACATATAAAAGAAGTCTTTATTGAAAAATATAAAGATGAATATGATAATATAGAATTTATATCATCATTTTTTACACAAGAAGACCCAATCTTTGAAGAAGTAAATCAATTAGATGGGATAGAAGATGAATCTTCAAAAAGTTTATGGCTATTAGGTAGGGCAATACAAATATTAGCTACTGCTGATATCATTGTATTTAGTCATAACTGGCAAGATACACGAGGTTGTAAAATTGAATTCATGGCAGCAAAAATGTATGATAAAGATATGTTGTTTATGGAAAATATAGAATTTGATGGTGATAAAAATGAAGAAGATAGACTTTAATACAACTTATAAAACAGTAGTTATTAAGAATACTACTGAATTAAAGAAACATATAAAACCTCTATATATAATAGATGATTATATACATGATAAATATGTATATATAGATTTTAAAGAAAAATTGTTTTCATATTTATCAGGATGTATAGAGCATAAATCTTGTAGAGATTATAAAATCAGTTTTAAGTTTTATAAAACTGATACTAAAGTACATAAACTTAGATTTACTAATTTCATGTATAATGTATTTATATGGTACGCTTTTACAGAATTAGCTACTATAGATAAAGTGATGAATGATACTTTTATCTTTAATGGTGAAACTCCTGAAGAAGCTGCTAAAATAAATAATTTCTTAAATGATAAGATATTGAGATTGCTTCAGTATTACAATATCAAATCTGATACTATAAATAGAACTATAGCTGATATTTATTATGATTTACAATCTAAATTAAATAAGTTTGCTTTATTATTAAATATTCAGTTTAGTATTAGAGATGTAATAAATATGTATAGAAGTTCTGATAGATTAGCTGAATTAATGGCTACAGAATTTCCTGAAAATGTACAACCTGCAGAGATAGAATTTGAATTAAGTAAAATTCAAAAAGAAGTTATTAGTATAATAAAAAGTATGGATAATGGATTATCTCTGTTATTAAAATCCGGTAATTGTATTAAAGAGAAACAGCTTATAGAATTCTTTGTATCTCAAGGTTTAAAACCTACAATAACCGGTGATACAATACCACTTGCTTTAAATAATAGTAATATAACAGGTGGTGCAAATAAACCTTCATATCATTATATAGATGCATCTGCTGCAAGAAAGTCTTTAATACAAAATAAAGATGTAATGGGTAAAGCAGGATACTTTGCTAAAATTATATGGTTAATAACAAGAACAGTTGGTTTATCTAATGAAGTGCATGATTGTAGAACAAGACATTTATTGAAAATAGATATAACTGATAAAAATGTTCTTAGTAAGTTCAATAACAGATATTATAATTTAGATGGTAATCCTGATACACCTTTATTAACATTAGATGCTAAAAAGGATAATAGTTTAATAGGAAAGACTTTATATTTTAGGTCTCCTGTAACATGTTGTTGTAGTAATGATGAAATTTGTGATGTATGTTTTGGTAAGACTGCTATATTAAATACTGATATATCAAGTGGTGTTTGTGAATATGAAGCAGGTGAGATTGGACATCCGTTACAACAAATGATTTTATCAACTAAACACTTATTAACAACTATAACTAATATGATAAAGTTTAATGATAACTTTTATAAATTCTTTGATATGGTTGCTGATAGTATTTATTTGAATGAAAATTCAGAATATAATCTTAAAGATTGGGCTATATATTTACCTGATAATGAGATTATTAAAAATGATGAATTGGATGATATGTCATCATTTAATTCATATATAGATACTAAATTTATAATTCATAATATAATTACAGGTGAAGAATTAGAGATAGCTTCTATGGATGATTTGGATATTTATCTTACTGAAGAAGTTATTGGATTAAGAAAGAATGATTATATATATTTAAAAGATATAGATTCTGATTCTGAAATCTTTACCTTGATATTTACAAATAATGAATTAACTAAACCTTTATATGATATTATGAAATTGCTTAATACTAATAAAGTAATAAGTACAGGAATTACATATCATGATATGGTACAAATATTTGTAGACTTGTTAATTAAGTCAGGAATAAATGTTATGAGTATTGCATGTGAAGTTATAATTAATAGACTTATGAGAAGGGATCCTGATAAGAAATTTATTAGACCTGATTTTTCACATAAAGAAGAACCTGCTTATAAGTTAATAACAATGAACCATGCATTAGAGCATAATAAATCTTTCTTTATAGGTCAATCATTTAGTTATATTGAAAAACAGTTATTATCAGATGAAACTGTTACTGTGAAAACTTCTACATCTTATATAGATAATTACTTTAAAGAAGATATAGATGTTGATGTTATTCATAAGATACATGATAAACTTAGAAATGATAAATTAAAGAAAGAATCTAAATAATTAAGAGAAGTTGGGATATTCCCAACTTCTTTTTTACATTAGATATTTATTAAGTCTGAAAACATTTAGATAATCAAATACAAGGAAAGGATGGTTATTTTTTTATGTTATATATAGATAGTATTCCTTACTTTAAAACACAAATAAAAAAAATATTTGTACCTGTTAAAGATATAGGTAGTAGAAATGGTACAGGTGTTTTAATATTTCCTTTATGTAAATCTGTAGCTGATACTTTTGAGATAATTAATAATAAAGATAATTGTATTAGACCTGCTTCGGTACAATATATGTATTATTATAATCTATTATATTCAGGTAGATTAAATAATAGAAGATATTACATAAAGGATACTAAAGAAAGAAAAAATATTTATGCTAATTTAAATGCAATGAATATAGCAGGAGTTAAGCCTCATCCACTTACTTTATTAGGAGCTACTGCAAATAAAAATACTTATTTTGAAATGAGTAAGTATTTTGAAATTTATACATATATGACTAAAAAACTTTCAGCTGTTAGAAGACTGAATATTTTTTGGAATTTCTTTAGGAGTATATGGTTTTCACAGAATACTGTAAATTATCCTACTAAGGTGGTTGTGATAAATGCTGAGCAATATAGTAAATTTAATACTTATAATATTAGAGATTCTATTGATAATCCGTTATTCATCATTTATTATACAATGTATAAATACTTTAATCTCATATCTGATTTAGATATAGATATAGTCATTTATTATAAGAATAATATTCTTAAAATAAATCCTTCAAAAGCAGATAGTAAGACTTTTACTTTATTAAAAACTGAAATGAATAAGATATTCAATAAATTAAGTTTTAGAGAAATAAAAGAAGAATTGGTTGATACTGAAATACAAAAAGATGATATAAAAGAAAACTTAGTTGAAAAATATCAAATGACAGGTCCTAAGAAAGATGTTTCTGATGTAACTCATATTCCTAAACCTACTGAAGAAATTAAAAAACCTGAAGAAGATAGAAAAAATGAAATTATAAATAAAGTAATTGAAGACAAAATAAGTGATTCAGTAGATAAACAGATTAGTGATGTAAAAAATATAGTAAACACTGATGTTGTTAATAGTGAATCAGGTAAAGACTTAGTTAAAACTAATGCTGAAATAGATATTGAAAATGATAAGATGCTTATTGATGGTATGTATAAATTTATGCAACAACAGAAAGTTCCTACTACTCCTTTATCTTCAGCAAGAGATAAACAGTTAAGAGCAAGACAAGCATCTTTGAAATTAAATAATTTATCATTTTCTGATATAGATAAAATCAATGCTTCTAAGAGATTAGTTCCTGAAAAAGATATAAGTAAAAATATTAAGAGTATAAATCCTCATATGAAAAAAATTAAGTTTAATAATATTAATAAGGATTATATAGAAAATGTTTTACCTGCAGATATGAAAAATGCTTTTACCTCATTAAATGATAAAGAAATGAAATTATTTATCAGAGATATAGAGATAAAAGACCATTCAGATGAATTGAATTATTTAGAAACATATAGAGTTGTATTAGAAGATGAAAAGAAACAAAAACATACTATAAATATAGATATACCTAAATTCTTAGATAATAAGTTTTTGTATATAGGTGGTAATAAGAAGATTATAAATAGACAGAACTTTTATTATCCTGTAGTAAAAACAGAAGAGAATAAAGTACAGATAGTAACTAACTATAATAAATTATTCTTAGAGAGAATTGGTAGTAAGAGTATAAGCACAGTAGAGAGATTGGAAAAACTTATTAAGAATGAAAGTGTTGATGAAAAATCTCAAGCTAAAATATTATCATTATTTAAACCTGCAGTTCCCGGACAAAATAATGATGGTTATATTAGCACTATTGAATATGATGAATTAGGTAAATTGTATAGTGAGTATAAATCTGATAACTGCTATATTATGTTTAGCCAAACTAAGGCGTTAGATTACGCTAATAAACATAATATAGAAATTGTAGAAGATGAGATGTTTATAGGTGTATTAGATAATGAGCCAATAATGATAAATACAAATACTCAATTACAAAATGTTACTAATTATAGTATTATGGATATAATAGTAAATAATTTCCCTGAGGAATTACAAAAAGAATATAATACTACTAAAGTAACTAAGAAACTATCATATACTACTATAACTATAATGTCACAGACTATTCCATTAATGGTACTATTAGTATTTTGGGAAGGAATAAGTTCAGTAATAAAGAAACTTGATCTCCAATATTATTTTGATACAAGAGTAAAAGAATTAAAATCTAATGAGAACTTTATTAGATTTAAAGATGGTTATATGATATATAAAGAAGATATAGCAATAGGATTATTAATGAACGGCTTAAAGTTTATTAAAACTGAGCAGTATACATTAGAAGAATTTAATACAATAGAACCTTTTGTAGATTTCTTTAAAACTAAATATGGTAGAGTTAATGTATTAAATGCTTTACAAAACTATTATGAATTTATGGTAGACCCTATTACTAAAGAGATATTAGAAGATATTAATTTACCTACTGGAATAGTAGAACTTTGTATTTATGCTAATAAATTACTATCTGATGAGAAATATACTTGGGAAAATAATCAAACATTATCAAGAGTAAGGTCTATTGAGATTATACCTGCTATGGTATATAAAGAATTAAGTGCAGCATACTTAGAATATAAAAACAGTGGTGGTAAGAAGAAACTAAGTGTACCAAGAGATGCTGTAATTAAAAGATTATTAGCCCTACAAACTGTAGAAAATTATGATACATTAAACCCTATGGTTGAATTAGAAAAAGATAGAACTATATCATCTAAAGGATTTAATGGTGTTAATAAAGATAGAGCATATACAGAAGCTAAAAGAACTCATCATGATACTATGGTAGGATTAATAGCTTTGTCAACATCCCCTGATGGAAATTGTGGTATTACTAGAGCATTAACTTTAGAACCTACAATAACAACAGAAAGAGGTTATGTTGACGTTAAAAATAATAAAAAAGAAGAATTAACAGATGTTAATTTATTTTCGCCTGCAGAATTATTATATCCTTTAGGTGCAAGAAAAGATGATAGCGTAAGAACAGCTATGGCAGTTAAGCAATCTAAACATGTTGTTCCTGTAGCTAATTCATCTCCGGGATTAATAACTAATGGATGTGATGAAGTAATCAAATATAATCTATCCAGTGATTATGTAGAAATAGCTGAAGAAGATGGTAAAGTAATAGACATCAATCCTGAATTAAATATAATGATGGTTGAATATAAAAGTGGTAAAAGAAAAGCTATTAATTTAGGTGATAGAATAGATAAAAATGGTGGTGGAGGTTTCTACCTTGTAAATAAATTAGTTACTAATCTAAAAAATGGTGATTCATTTAAAAAGAATGATACTTTAGCATGGCATAAAGATTTCTTTACCGGAAGTAAAGTAAATGGTGTTAGATTTAATTTAGGTACATTAGAAAAAGTTGCAATAACTTCATCATATAATACATTTGAAGATTCTGCTGTTATAACAGAAAAGATGGCTAATGATTGTAAAACTCCCATAACATTTTGTAAATCTGTAGTTATAGGAAAGAATGCTACTATAAATACTATTAAAAATGTTGGAGACCATGTAGACATAGGAGATGTTTTAATATCATTTGATACATCATTTGAAGATTCTGATCTTAATAAATTACTTAATAACTTATCTGCAGAAAATAAAGATGTGTTAAATGAAAATTCAGTAAATGAAATTAAAACTAAACACAATGGAACTATAGTTGGAATAAAAATATATTCTACTGTAGAAGCTGATGAATTATCGCCTTCATTACAAAAAATAGTAAAGAAGTATTATAAAGGTATATTAGATAAAAAGAAATATGTAAGTGCTTTTGATAAAGAGAATACAAGTTCTCTTGTTAAATGTGGAATGTTATTAAATGAAACTACAGGTAAAGTTGAACCTAATGTATATGGTGTATTAAAAGGAAATAAAGTTGAAGATTCTGTACTTATAGAATTTTATGTAGAACATACTGATATATTAGGTGTTGGTAGTAAGATAGCATATTTCACAGCATTAAAAGGAGTAGTTGGTGAAGTTATTCCTAAAGGTTATGAACCTTATTCAGAGTTTAGACCTGATGAAGAAATATCCAGTTTCATAGGACCTTCTGCAATATTAGCAAGACAGACTCCTTCAATTACACTTACAGTATTAGGAAATAAAGTATTAGTAGAATTAAAAAGAAAATTAAAAGAAATATATAATTCATAAAATAAATTAAACAAGGAGGACAATATTATGTCAATATTAATAGAAAACATAGATGTATATGGATTTGAAGCCGCTATAAGAGGAATGAGAAATCCAAAAGATTCATGGGATAAAATAGATTCTAAATATATTGAAAGTTCTTGTCATGATGTTTATATATTAGGAGATAATGATTTAAAACTTGCTACTACATTACATAAAGCAGGACCCGTTCATTCTAAATTTAAGAGAATGATACATGTATCAATGGATATAACGGCACCTTTATATTGGTGGAAAGAATTTGATACTTATAAAGTTGGAACTGTAGCTAATAGTTGTTCTACTATGCATAAAATAACTGCATATGAATTTACATTAGATATGTTCTCACATGATAAATTATATGACTCATCTGTAGTAATGCTTAAAAATCTTATTATATTCTTAAATGGATTAAGAGAAAGATATTTAAATATAACTGAAAAAATTAAAAAAGATGATTTTGAAAATGAAACTAATAGAAAAGATGCTATTGATTTACAAAAATTAATATGGTGGCAAATTATACAATTATTACCTTCATCATTTAATCAAAAAAGAACTATAGATTTAAATTATGAAGTTTTATCTAATATGTATGTAAATAGACATGGACATAAATTAGATGAATGGGTAAAGTTTTGTGAAACAATTAAAGAATTACCTTACTTCAATGATATTATTTTTTAAATAGTTATAAAGGAAGGATAAATACTATGTCTAAAAGTGATTTAGTTTTTACAGGTGAAGTAATAGATATAAGACCTAATATATCAGTTGTAAAAGTTGACGATATAGATGATTTACTTGTTGAGTGTACATTAGCAGGTAAATTAAGAATTAATCACATTAATATAGTAAGAGGGGATAAAGTGAAAATAGAGGTATCTCCTTATGATACTAAAAAGGGTAGAATAATATATAGAATTAAGTAAATAAAAGACTGAGGGAAATTCCCTCAGTCTTTTTGTAAAGTGATATTAATATTAATCCATATTATAACTAAATATATTTTTAAATATACACAATAACCATTTACTAAATGAAATATTTATTAGAAAGGATGATAAATAATATGTTTGATATTAATGATGAATATAAACCAAATGAATTTGATGTGGATATGCTTTTATCAGAGATGCCTTTGAATTTGATTAAGGAAAATATAGAATCTCAATTTGAAGACGTCCTTGAATATGGTAAAAGAGACCATGTCACTACATTCATAAATATGTATAAAATGAGTAAAGACAATGCAAATATTTATGAAGATGAAGAACTGGATAAATTAGAAGAATTAAGAGATGATTTTTATATATTTATGCAAAATATGTTTAAAGAATATTTTGACATAGGATTTCCTGAATTCGATAATTTATCACCAGATGAACAAGATGATTTAATTCATTTTGTATATAGATTTTTTATCATAAATATAAAACAGAATTTTATATGCTTCATATTAAATAAAATAGAAGCAAATAGAGATACTTATTTAGATAATGTAAATAAGAAAAAAGATATTACAACTATATCTTTTAAGAAAGATTCTATTGACCCTGTTGATGTTTACATATTATCATCATTACCTACTATTATAGAAAGTATTCTTAAATCTAATATAGATATAGATGATTTCCTTGATAATTGTGATGATGATTCTTCATTAGAAACAAGATTCATGAAAGAAGGATATGATAAGTTTAATATAACAGGAAACTTTACAAGAAAATATATTGATATGGTAAATTATGATTTCCTTTATCATATAGAAAGTATTGTAAGAAATAGAATACTTAAAAAATATCAAGATAGTAAATTTAGTATTGATGAGGATGATGATGTATGAAATATATAAAACTTACAACTGATAATATATCTGTCATATATACACTTGATAATTCAGATAAGATTGTATATGAAAAAGGATTTGTTTATCCTGTACATCATTATGAAAATGATAATTATAACCCTGAAACTGATGTAAATGAGGATTTATTAGAACCTGATAAATTATATCTTGTAAAAAATAATACTCAAGAAATATTATTAGTTGAAGGAAGTAAATGTACTGATATTTATGATATAATTATAAGATGGCTTTCTTATGGTGATTTATTAGGTGAAAACAATAATTTATTAGATCTTGATAATTTTTAGAAATGGGGGTTATTTTGAAGAAAGATATGATACCATTAAATAGCATATGTTTTAAATGTGGTAATATAATGGATAAACTTACAGTAGGTGGTAATAAAACAGATTATAAACCATCTTTAGATTTCATATACAAATGTCCACATTGTGGAAATGCTGTTATAAAATAAATAAATTAAATTAAGGAGGTAAACTTACATGTTTGCAAATAATAATACAACTAATTATAATAATAATAAAATTGATAATGTAAATACTAATATAAAAACATTTTTTGGTGATACAGCATCACTTCAATTATCATATTGGAGTGATAAAATTTCTATAAAAATTAATCCTATACAAAATGTTTCATCTGAAGGATTAAGACAATATGATTATAATAAGAGAATTCAGACTGCTCTTACTGTTGAAAATACAACTGCATTAGCAAATGCTATTGGTAAATATATATTACCCAGATTAGATGCCAATAACCAAGATAATGGTAAAGAGATATCAGTTAGCGTAAAAGGACAAAAAATACTTACCACATTTTCTTATAAGAAAGAAAATGGTACAGATAATGTATACTTAACATTAACTCCTGTAAATACTGATGGTAGTTATGATACTACAAATGCATATACTTATAAATTTAATACAAATACGATTGTAATAGATGCTATTACAAATGAACCTAAGACTGAAACAAGTTATAGTGAATTATTATTTGTATATAATAAATTTAAAAATTTTGTTAATGTTTTAGGAGATTCAGCACATAGTATAAATTTAGATAATTCTTTTAAAGCTAATAGAAGTGCTAATTTTAATACACAGAGTAATCAATCTAATACACAGAATGATTACAATGCTCCGGTATCCAGTTTTTCCGGAATAGGAGATATGTTATAAGTTAATAAATTAATATTATTAGAGTATAAGAAATTCTTATACTCTAATATTTTCAAGAAAGAGGTGTTTATTAATATGCCTGCTGATAGTGCTAATATTTTTTTAAATTCGGAATATGTTGTTATAGAATATGCTGATATGTTACAAGCTCCTTATTATAGATTTTTATCATTAATGAAGTATAATAAGAATTTATATAAAATATTAAAATTAGAAGATATAGATTATTTAAGTGAAACAGGATTATTAGAATGGTATGTAAAACGAAATAATGTAAATATACTGTATGATTTAAATAGATATCCTGATAAAATAAGTAATGAAGAATTAGATAAGTTATTTGAGGATGAATTAAAAACAAATGAAGTATTCTATGAACATGCATTAAATCTATTATTGTTAGATGTACCAAGGAAAGTAAAGACTCTTAAAGTATGTAAAGATGTTATCATATATTACCCTTATGAAAATCCTTATGTAAAGAAACACTTAGATGCTAAAACTAATACAGATAATAAGTTCATTTATAATATAGATGAATTGATAGATTTAACTAAAAACAACTCAACATACTTCTTTTCAGATTATAGAAATATTTTTAAATTAAAAGATAAAGACCAATTAAAAATGTCTTCAATTACTTTAGCTATTGATTATAGTTATAATATTGATAATGATGGTAATTTAAGATTTGATTTTAATGAATTATATAAAGAGAATCCATTTAAATTATCTTATGTGCGAACATGTACAGAATAACTTATAAAAATAAATTATTAAACTAACAACAATATAATTTACTTAAAAAGGAGGTATACAAAATATGGAATTTAAAAAAACAGAAGATGTTAATTTCATTGATTATCAATTTGATTCCGAGCCCTCAGTAAATGTTATTGATGAGGATGCGTTTGAAGAGAGGGTTGCTAAAGTATTTAATATACTTTGGGAAAAATTATCAAAGTCATTTGGTCCCGGTGGAGCAGGTGCTTTTATTTCAGTATACCCGTCTTATTTTAATACTAAAGATGGATTTACTATAATGAAGAATATAGCCTTTGATAAGAAATTAGATCAGGTTATATGTGATATCGCAATGAGTATATGTCGTAGATTAAACTTCACTGTAGGTGATGGTACTACGACAGCTATTATTGCTACAAATACTATATATAAAGAATATTACAAGATTAAGGAAAAACTTAAGAATGAAAATATTCTTCCTAAGAATATACTTGATATTTTTGATAATATCAAAGATATTCTTTTAAAAGATATTAATGAAAAATCAATATCAATACAAACTGAAGATAGTGATAAATTAAAAGATTATATAAGTAAAGTTGTTGATATATCTTCAAATGGAGATATCTCAATTACTGAAAGTATAAGTAATTTATATGAAGAGTTAAAATATCCTGCTATTACTGTTACTACAGAAGGTAGTATGTCTGCAACAACATCACTACCTTATAAAATAATAAATGGTTATAATATAGATGTATCTTTAACTGATAAACTTTATATAAATAATGATAATTCAACTTTACTATTAGATGAAGCTGATTTTATTATATTTGACCATAAAGTAGATAGATATATTTATGATCATATACTCAAAAGTTTAGCCGGATTTTCAACTCACTGTGGAAGAAAATTAGTTTGTATTGCTCCATTTTATGATGAATATGCATTAGATAACGTAATAAGTAAAGATTTATTATTAGAGTATAAGAGATTAGGTACTATTAGTTTAGTACTTACAACATGTACTAAATTGGCAGGAATATCTAAGGTTAAATTAAACGATTTAGCTATGCTTCTTAACACAACTATTATTACAAAAGAGATGGCTAGTGATATTATAAAAAAGCTTAATTCAGGTACACAATTAACAACCTTATTCAATGTAAATAATAGAAACATTAAAAATAGTAAAGTTGTTACCAGTGATGGTTCTATATCATTATACAATAAAGACACTGATGTTCTTGATTATAAATTCAATGAAAAAGATGGTATTGTTGTAGGTTATGCAAGAAAATCTGAGATAGGATTAAGTGAGAGTACTTTCTCAGGATTTTGTTATGATGAAAAACTATACAATCAATTTGTTGAAGATGCTAAAGACTCATATGAAGAGATTCGTAAGAAATGTGAAACTATGGGTGTATTTAGTATTGATATGGTTGAGAAACAGAAAAGATATTATTCTTTGAAATTAAAGACAGGTGTTATTGAAGTTACTGCAGATAGTGAATTATCTTTAGGATATAAAAAAGATGTTGTTGATGATTCTGTAAAAGCAGCAGCTTCTGCATATGATAATGGTATAGTTCCCGGATGTAGTTTAACTATATTAAGAAAATTAAAATCTTTAAAAGATGATACTAATATAGATGAGACTACAAAACTTTTCATAGATATTTTATATAAAGGCTTTTATAATGTATATAAAACAGTATTATCTAATGTTATGGTAGATGAAGAAGTTATTGATAATATAATTAATAAATCAATAGATTCTAATGTAGTTTATGATATTAGACATAAAGATTTTACTGGGAACGTAATAAATAGTGCTGAAACAGATAAAGAGATATTGAAAGCTATAATCGATTTAATTTCCTTATTAATAACAGGTAACCAATTAGTTCTTCGTTAAGGTAAGGTGATTTAAATTGCCCTTAAATAGTATAAATATATCTGACCAAACTTTAGAAGATTTTTTAGAAAATCCATTTCACAGAAAAGACTTTACTAAAAAAACTGATTATGAGGATAGATATTTAAAATTCTCTAAAACTAATAAAGGTATTAAATTTGTAAATGCTTTGGAATATGAAGATAATTTCTTTATACATATACAAGTACCATCAGAGTCCGAAATTAAAAAAGGTGACAAAAGTCATATTCATATTACAAAATATGATGTTATTATACAATTTTTTACTGATAAAGACCTTTTAAAAAAGAGAGGCGATCTTAGGAAGTACTATGTACAATTCTTTTCAAACAGTCCGGGATTTGTTTATAGATATGCTTCACTATATAAATTAGAAGGATATTTAATAGAATCATTATATGATAAATTTCCAGTAGGTGCATTGAATGTTCTTCCTGATAAAGCTAATAGTAAATATGAATTATCATATGACTCTTCTATTTACTATGCTTGTAGATATATGCTTGACCATAGATTATTATATTTCAGTAAGATGTATCTTAGAATGTGGGGAACTAAAGACCCTAATAAATTCTTTAGTAGAGTTCAAGATACAGAAGAAGTTAATATATCTAAAGATGTAGTTAGTCTTGAGAGAAGACTTAAGGCTGAAATAAATAATGACTTACAAGCAACTGCTGTTAAGGAAAAGAAGCTAAGAGATAATGGTGGTAAATTAGCAAAAGATTTGGATCAAAATAGACCAAGTGTAATAAAAGGAATTAATAAAAGAAAAGCAAATTCGAGTACTTATAAAGATAAATCTAATAATAGTAAAGTTGTAAAAGCAGGCGGTAGAAAAAATAAAGTTACAGCTAAAAAATCTACTAAAAAATAAAAAAATTATATATTATATAATTGCACATAAAAATATATTGGAGGTAAAAATAAAATGGAGGTAAATAATACAAATGAAATAATAGCAGAACAAGTAAACGATGAATACGTTTACGATAATAATGGTTTCGTTATTGGTGCTAAATTTAAAAAACCTAATGATAAGGTTTGTAAGATTGCTAAGTGGAAACCAAAAGCTTCTGATATGAAAGTGTATCAGGACAGGAATTTATTTTGTATTAATTTTGATAAGTATTTTAATGCTGAGAATATTAAGAATTATAATACTTTTATCATAAAGAAAAATTCATATGAAAATCAATTACCGGTTATTGTGAAGTATATAAATTATTTTATGAAATTTCACGATACTGAAAATGAGTTATTATTAGCTTATTTAAAACTAAAGTATATGATTGATAAAGAGAGAAGATTCACTATTGATAATTATGATCAACTTATTTCATATATCTATAAATTCATGTTTACAGATACTATGGTAGATAAAATATGTGATATGGTTGAAGATAATTATATTGATGATATTGAAAGTGAAACTGTTGAGACTCTCAATTATAATAAAAAGAAAAAGAAACACTTAGAAAGTCTTGAGTTTAAAAATATTCATATTAAAATATTACTTAGAATATCATTTGGTATGAGATGTATAGCTCCTGTATTATTTCACTTTTTAGCTATCAATAATATAAAGGTAGATAAGAATGATGATATTATATACAATTTCTACATTAAGCTATTTGATATTTTCTCTGTAAAAAGAGAAGGTATTAATATATATAACAAATTATATGTATATGTAAAAACTAAAGTAGCTGAGCATCAATCTTACAATACACCTATATATAAGCAAAGAGAAATATTAGGAAAAGATATGAATACTAATATAGATTTATTCTTAAGACATACTTTCATAAGTGAGAATATTGTAAAATATACTTTTCCGTCTACATGGAATAGTTTAAAAGGTGGATATAATGAATCTATAATAGGTTTAAATAAAACATTATTAAGATGTCAATTATTCTTCTTCTGTAAAGAGAAATTAGCAAGAAATCATACTGAGATAGTTTTAGACCGTGATGGTGATGATGGATTATCAGGTATGGATAAACTTGAAATGAATCTTGAAAAAATAGATGAGGGTAAAGTTGTATTTAATGATGTTAATATATCTACACAAATGGATTACATATGGAAAATGTATGGAGAAAACATATGTGATGAAGAAATAGATTATTTCATGGAAAATTATAAATATGATAAATTACAAATGAATTTATTATATAATTACTGGGCTAAATATTTTGGTTCAGCAAAAACTGTTGCTATGTTAACAAAAAGAGATCAAACTAAGTTATTAATAATTACTAAAAACATATTATTATACAATAATGGATGTGTTGATTGTAAAGGAGCTGTAGATTTACAAAACTATGCTCCGTTAGCTTATATATTAACAGGTAACAAGTATGGTAATACTAATAATAGAATAATTAAGAATGAAAAGTATTTAATCACTATAGGACAAAGTGATATATACAAAAGATTGATTAATGAGAAATATAGTGAACTTGAAAAATCTAAACCGGGATATATTATAAGTATAATATCTCCGTTTATAAATACAAAGTTTACATATGTTAATTATTATAATCAAGAATTAACAGGACAACCTATAGAAGTTAATATAAATAAATTAACTTATGATTTATTATATATCATAGATGGCTGTTGATGTATTTAAATGTATTTTTAATTATACATAATATTAGTGTAATAAAATAAGAAGTGGTTATCTTCATTATGGAGATAGCCACTTTATTTTAATCATAAAGGAGGAATTCAAAATGGTTAAATTAAAGAACCATATCAACAGATATGAAGATTATCAAATCTATCTGCTGAATGACGGTACATATGCCTTAATAAATGGTGTACAGCCGTCAAATAAATTACACGAAAATGAATCTGATAGGATTTGTTACGTGTATAGAGGTGAAAGACACCAGTCCGGTAATCTATCACCTACAATAGTAACTTTTAACGATAGTGAACTAAATGTAATTATCAGTTTTGATATGTCAAAGTCTGATAAGATAATATTAAGAAAGCTTCGTGAAAAGGAAGCTAAGTACATTGGTAAACTTAATGAAGAGGCTTTAACAGTATTTAGTAGAAACGTCTAAAAAATTATAACTGGTATAATATTTACCGGCTATAATTTATTGCGTCATAAAAAATAATAAATATATTGGTGTGGAGATAATATCAAGAGCACCCTCAGGCAACCAGTGAGTTGAGCCTGTAAAAAGGAACCAAATGAAAAATAACTTTAACAACTTTAGCATCAAAGAGAACAAAAACTTCTGGGGTAAAACAACAGGATACCATGCCGATTTCAATGAAATAGAAGTTGGCTTAGGTATAGCATTTTTAACTGGTGCTGCAGGATACTTTATCATTAAGAAAATTATGAAAGTAGGTGAAAAGAGATGACAGATAGATTTAGTATGAAGCCTGGCCCGGGCAATAAAGGGTTGAGTATAGATCTGAGTATCATAGAAGCTGCTATTAGCGGTATAGGAGTATTCGGTTTTATGGGATGGCTGGTATTTAAAAATACCAGTGATAATAAAAATAGAAATGAATATTTCTTAGATGACTTTGACGATTCAATAATCTAAGAAATAATCATTGAAGAACGATAAGAGAAAGATTCCAGTACATTGTACTGGAATCTTTTTTTGTAATAAAAATTAAAATGGAAAGAAATAAATAGAGAGCAATAATGTTATCACTCTCTATTTATTATAATTATGGATATTTATCCAATCTTTATTATCTACGTATTCTAAATCTTCTCTCCAAAGATTTTCGTCTAGCTTCCGCGGCTTTTTCTTCTCTAGCTGCTTTTTCGTCTGCAGCTAATTTATCTGCTTCACGTTTCTTATTTAATTCTTCTACCTTACCCAAATGTCTTGCATGAGTAGGATCATCAGGTTCTTCAGATTTATTTTTAGCATTTGCAGCCTTTTGTTGTTTTTTAAGTTTAATATCGTTGTCGCGTTTGATTTGTCCACTTAAAGTAACTCCTGTTCTTTTATCATTATAATGTGCATCTAATTCAGCATTAGCAACTTTATCACTAATAAGCTGTTTTCTGAGATCACTGATCTCTTTCTTTGTTGGAGAACCTCCAGACTTCTTAAGTGCAGCATATACAGTATTCACATGATTTTCCCATGCCGCGGGATATGAAACACTACTCCTATTAAGATCACCTTTTATTTGTTCTACAGTTTGTCCTAGACTCATACCGGTATATATATCAGTGACAAATTTCTTAAACTTATTACCTATAACAGAATCATCGCCAGCACCATTATAATCTTTCATCATTTGTGCTTTTACAGCATCCTCATCATTATAATGATATTTATGATCTTTGTCAGGAGTTGTATTAAACTTACTTGTTATCTTATGAAAAGTATCACCGAAACCCTCTGAGTAATAATCATCGGAATAATTACTAAGATAATCATCGGCATTTTCTTCTAATAAATATTCTTTTTCATCATATGATATTTCTCCATTATCATATGCTTCATAAATCTCTAATTTAATACTATCATATTTTTCAGTAGCATTTTCGTAATAAAACATAATTAAAGTCTCCTTTCATATATACAATTTATTTTATATAGGTTTATCTAAAAAAAGAATCGTCATTATTATCATCCACTAAATCGGATGTATTCAAATTATTATATATTTTATTTTGTAATTCAGTAAATTTATTTCTATCTGATAAACCATCAGTACATAATTTATTGATTATTTCACTAAACTTATCTGAATATCCTTCATTTAAATTATTATCGTAATCCGTTATATCTGATGATGAATCGTCATCAGTATTATCATAATTATTCATAAAATCATTATCATAATCTGTATATGATTCCATACTAGCGGCTATATTCTTTACAATATTTACATCACTACCATTCTTAATCTTTACCATATCCGACGCCACTCTATCACTATGAGGATCATCAAACGGACGTAATTTAGAACTTAGATGTATATCAGAATACTCAGTGTCACTAATACCTTTACCAGTATAAGTTTTAAGTATAGTTAATAATCCTTGCATTTGATATACTAAACCTTGTGATTTAGCTCTGGCGATGGAATTTCTAAGCATTGCAATTTTAGGTGCATACATAAAACTTGGTAAGTTTCTTACACCTGTATCTTTAGATATAGCTTTATCTATATTTTTTTCTCTCTTAGAATTACACCATGTTATCAATTTGTTTAAATTATTGACAACGAAATTATCACCTTTAAGAGTATCAGATGTAGCCAATTTCTTGTATAAAGCAATTCCTGCAACAACTGTTCCAGCAACAACTCCAGCACCAGTTAATATTTTTCTATGTCTTTCAAAGAAATTTTTTTCAATATTATCTAATTCATCTTCACTAATTTCTTTACCAGCTTTCATCTTAGCTTCTAATTTATCTAATTCAGCCATAGCTTTATTATAATTATCATTTAATGCTTTATTATCAGGCAGGTCTATTTTAGCATTACCTATAGCAGGATTAGATTTTGCTATTTTTTCAAGTTTATCTATTTTTTCAGAATTTTTCTTAAATAAACCAGTAATTTTTTCAAAAAGATTTTTAAAAAATGTTAATATATTATTTAATATACCCTGTAAAGTATCAACTATTTTATCAAAGAAACTTTTTCCAGCTTCAGCTTCAAGATATAATAAATCATCTTCTGTTCCTGACTCTTGAAATACTTTAAGTTGAGCAGTTTTACAATTTATTATATACTCATTTATAGCTGCTTCGTAATATGCATTAGTCTTAGCTTCATTTATATCATAAATAGCTGAAATCTGCTTCATATTATTAACAATCTCACCTAACATAAAATAGCTCCTTTCTTTAAATATTTTATTATATTGTATTAGTTTTAATTTTTTGAATTGTCACCAGATATAGCTTTATTAGCTGCATCTTTTTTAGAGTTCTTAAAATATTTTTCTATACTAATATTATGTGATTTAGCAGCAGAATATATAGCATCTCTCTCTGCTTCTTTTACTTTAAGTTTTTCCCTAAGTTTTTTTATTTGATTATATGCGTTGAACCCTTCACCGTTTTTATCCATGTCTCTTAGATCTTTTAATTTTTTTTCTTCATTTGTATACCGTTTAAAGCTACGGGGTTTTGTTTCTAAGTTGCCACTACTTTCTTTATCTTCCAAATCAATATAATCTTTAAACCTTAATCGAAGCTCTACATTTGCAATTTTTTTAGGAATATCTTCAATTTCTTGTCTAAGACTATCTATATATTTATTTAATTCAGGAAGTTTTTCAATTTTAGCACGAACTTCTTTTTGTTCAGCAGCAACATCAGTTCCATCTTTAGGAGTAAGTTTTTCTTCTCCTCCTTTTCTCTTTTCATCATGGTAATGAATAACATCTTTTGCTTTTGCTACATTTGCCTTAATGCCACTCACGATTTTCTTAAAAAGACTTTTTTTCTCTTCATCATTATCATCTATTTTAAATTGTTCATACTCAGTTAGACGCTGGTCCACATTATTTATATATACTTTAGCATCTTCCCATTCTCTATTGACTTTGTTTTTACCAATAAGAAGAATTGCTGAAGCAGTTAGTACAGGATGTTTTTTAGCAAACCCTAATAATTTTTCAGCTTTATCCTTAGCACCTGCTTTTAATTGTTCTAAAGCCTGAAATAAAGTATTTGTATTTTGTTCTAGTCTATCTACAGTAACATGAGTTTCTACTTTTTCCGGAAGATCCTCTTTTTTAATTCCAAATAAAAATTCTTTTACTTTAGCAATTAAGCCTTTAAGTAACTTCCATATACTTCCAAATAATCCATCTTTTTTCATATCGATTTCATCAGACTTCTTTTTTACATCAGTATCTTCAAAATAGAAATTATCTAATTTATCTATATCAGGATTTTCTGTAAGTAACTTTAATTCATATTCTTTTTCTAATAAATCACTTTCCATAAATAATTTATCTAAGTTTAAGAATATCCTATTTAAACTATGTTCTGTAAATAAAATATATTCATCCAAGGATAATTCATTATACATCATAATCAATATCCTCCTCTCTTATTGAAGGAGATCATCTAATATATTTGCGAAATCATCTAAATCATTATTATAGCTTTCTGAATAAGACTTCTCAAAAGTACTATCAATAGTATCTATATCTAATGATTCAAATATAGAACTATATACATCATCTACATCATGTACACTATTTTGATCTACATGTTCTTCTCCTTTTTTCTGTTCTTCTCCTTTATTTTCCCCTCCAGAAAATAGATTTTCTATGAAATTAACAGCTGCACTTGAAGATGTATTTGCAACTTCTACAGATTTTTTACCAAACTTCTCAACAAATTTATCTAATACTTTATTAGCATCATCTTTAAATGCTTGTTTAACTTCATCAGGAATTTTATTTTTTGCATCGTTTATTATATTTTTTATTCCGTTGAGTATTTTATTTTTTTCTTCATCTGTCATATTAGCAAGTTCATTAGTACCACTATTATCGCTTTTATTTTTAATTTGGTTAAGTAGAACAGTAACAGTAGTATTTATTCTTGATACTATAGCTCTAAGAAAACCAGCAATACTTCTACTCAAAGCAGTAGTAGCATCTCCGATAGTATTAAGAATCTCCTTACATCTATTTGATAAACTTTCAAATCCACTTTTCAATTTATCACCCGGTACAGATCCTTTATCTTTAATTGCATTTATATATGAATCCTCATTAATTTTAGAGTTACCGTTATCATCAATATCAACTATGGCCGAAATATGATTATATTTTTTGATGTCGTCTTTTGTTAATTCTGCGTCTTTATTACCTTTAAACTTACCTATAACGTTTTCAACATCGTTTAATATATTATTAATCTTATCAACACTATAACCAATAGCATAGTTTACATCGACTACAATATAACGTATAGTTTCTTTAGTCTTTCCGATAATAGCATTAAATATATTCTTTAACCAATTCCAAATTTTAGTTAATATACCTTCTTTTTTCTCTTCATTACTCTCATTTTCATCTTCATACATCATATATAAATCATCAGATGTACAACCTTCCATGAAAATGGATTTAAGTTCTATTTCCTCTAACATCAGTTCATGCTCTTTTTCTAACATTTCATATTCATAAATGAGTCTAGAACCTTCAAGTTCGAGTTTAGCATCTTCTCTTGCTAATTTTAATTCAAATGGAGACATATATCCATATAAAGTACTCATAATATAATACCTCACTTTCTTAAAATAATCTATATTCTATTACACTATCATCTGTATCATTATTATTATTTAATAATTGATAATAGCTCTTAAATATATTATTTATTATATTAAATATAAAATTTCTTACAGAGTATACTAATAATTTAAATACATCAGAATTTAAATTATTATTACTATCCTTTATACTCATAAGAATATTTTTTATATCTGTAAATTTATCAGATAGAATATTATCTATCATTAATGTAATATCTGTAATATTAGAAATAGCAACATCTTTTGTTACTATTTTATTAGGGTCAGGTTCAAATATCTTAGATACAAATTCGCTATCTTTATCCATAACAAAATGCACATCAAACTCAGCACTATTGCTATCTATATATTTTCTAATATAATCTAGTAATCCTTTATAATATTCCTCATAAATATTTATAGCATTATCTATATTACATATATTTGTAAAATCATCTTTAGGACTATTAAATATATCATTAATAGAATCTAAGTTATTTGAAAAATATTCTTTTAGTAATTTACTATAAGAATCAAACTCATTTTTAATTATTTCTAAAAAAGAGAATGATATATGTGATTCAGAAAATTGAAAATTCTCCTCTATTTTAGAACTTGTATTATTAAAAATGATACTTAATTCCTCAAAAGGATTTTCTATATTCATTTTCTAACTCTCCTTTCTAAAAATAATTTTATAGTAAACTCAAAGTATCATTATCACTTTGTTGTTTAGCTACATCTATAGTTAATCTTCGATTATCGTTTTTAAGCATTGTTTTTGATTTAATATCTGCATCAACCGCAGCAACTCTTAACTTATCAGATAATCTTAAGAATGTATTTCTAACTTTCTCTTGTCTCATTAAAATGTTTTTCTTCTTAGCAGCATTAAATTCTTTATTAGCTTCAACTATAGATTTATTCATCTCTAAGAAATATGCTTGTTGTGCAAGACAATCTGAAATTTTAGATCTTATATTATATATCTGATATATAACTTCTCTTGTTATAGGAACTATTGCTAAAGCTACTGCAACCACAGCACCTAATCCAATAGCTTCTATACCTGTAAAAGCTTCTCTACCATTTGCCAATATACCATCTAAATATTCAGCATATTTCATATTAGAGTTTATTTTATTATATTTTTCGAGTTGTTGAATATAGAAAAGATTTGCTTTATATTTTGTATCTTTTAATACAATTTCAACAGTATCTTGATCAGGTCTCTTAATGTAATCAACAAATTCATATAATAAAGTACTTACAGCCTGTATTACTGTATATACTATAATATTATATTCTGTTATAATAATATCATTTTTAGCAAGATAACCTTTCTGATATCTGCTGGAATTTATTTTTAAATATGAAATACTATCTTTTACAATTTTAATATAATTTGCTAATGAGGAAGATTTTTTCTCTCTAGCAAAAACTTCTAATGTATCAAGTATCTCATTCATACTTGCATATCCGGAATATTTTTCAATATTTCCTCTGGAATTAGGAATATCTCCAAAATCTACATGTGATTTGTCTATTACAGAAGAATATAACTTCTCTAAATAATTATTAGTAGCTGGAGAATTTATATCTTCAAATATAGCATTAACATGTTTATTATCATATACAGCTAAATCTGAAGACTCTTTTAATATTTTAAATGCATCTTGTTTATAATTATAATAAGCCACAAAAACACCTCCTTATCTACTAATCATTCTGGTAAGTTCTCTACCAACTTTATTAGAATTAAGAGTAACTTCTCTTTCAAGAGTTTCAAGAGCATATGTTTGATATGATCTCTCACCCTCATATAATATTTCAACTGTTCTTGTATCATTATTAACTATAACAAAGCTCATTAAGAATAATGATTGCATTAATTTAATAGCATATGCAACATTTCTCAAATCCATACCAAAATCTTCTCTAAGAGCATCTACTTCAAATGAAGTAATTATCATAGTAGCATTTGGTATCATCTGATTTCTATTGAATAATGCAGTAGTATAATTTGATCTATCTTTTAATCTCTTTAATGTATTCCACCAACTTGAAGCTCCCATGGATCTATTAGCTACATCTAATTTCATATTCTTTATATCAAATAAGAAATCTTTAAAGAAAGCCTTTTCACCGGTAGTCCATCTAATGAAATTAAAGAACTTATTATTATTCTGCATTACTCTTTGTAAATTAGTAATCATTTCATCAGACTTTATTGGATGTAATACAACCTTTATACCTACAATGAAATCCATGAATTGTACAAATTCATTTTCATCATTAACAGCCATTAACCTAACTTGCATTAAATAAGGTTGCATTTCATTAGCTTTCTTAACATCTTGGTCATTTAATATCTGAGGAATTACAAATTTATCAGCAGTTAAAACTTCATTTCTCAAATCATAATTACCTTTAAGTTTAGCACCCAATTCAGTTTTTTTAAAATCTTGATCATTTCTCCATTTTTCAACATTACTGGGGCCTCTATTCTGATCCCATGCTGCTCTACCTGCATCTCTAACAGCACCTATTACATTTCCTATTAAACTGCTACTCGCATTGTCAACTATATTGTCACGTACTTCACGTAAGGTGCTTGGGATATATGTATCACCATTCCAATGACCTTCATAAAAAGGACTATTTCCAATATTGGGAAAAGGTTTAAAATCTATTTCTTTTAAGGATTCTTCTAATAAATCTTTATTTTCATGAAATACTTCAGGAGATAATTTTTCAGATAAATTGAAAACTATCATTTTATTTTCGTTTTCATTAATATATGCTTTAGTAGTACCATTGTATATTCTGCTTAATAAATTATCAAAATCCTCATCAGCTTCAAAACAATTCTCAACATACATATCTAACTCAGTAGATTCCAATTTAATATTCTTATGAATTTTCTTTAAAAAATCTGAAGGGTTTTTGTCTACAGAAATATCTACTGTACTATTTAATGATAGATATGTCTGAATAAAAGATGCATATACTCTTTCAAAGGTTTTTGCTAAAGTACTTGCCATATCAATAGGTATAGAATTAGACACTAAGCAAGGGAATTGTAAAGTACCATTTAATGCTTTTTTTGCAATACTTCCTGAAGGTCTATTCTTATCAAAAGCAGATTTAGCATCTTTAGCATATTTACTACCATCTTTAATGAATTTTGTAATATCTTCAAGATAACCCATTCATATTCTCTCCTTTCATTATAAGATTATATTTAATTAAAATATTGTTTTTATTATATATCATAATCATTTAAAATAAAAACCATTATAATGTTTTTTACTATTTAAAAACATTAATATAACCTATATACTAATGAAAGGAGACTGTGTTATGAATTATTATGATAGTATTAGATTAGAGATTTATGAAGCATACGATAATGGAGAAATCTCATATGATGAAAAAGAATATCTCTTAGAAGCCGTTGGAGAAGACCCATACGAATTAGAAGATAGATTAGATAAAGAAAAAGAAAACAAAAAGTTAGGACGCAAAGTAATAAATGCAGCAAAATATGTAGGTAAAAAAGTAGAAGATGGTGTTGTTGATAAAATAAATACACCTATTAATAACGGAATAAATAAAGCAGCTGATTATGTTGGTAAAAAAATAAAAGTAAATTCACCAAAAGCTCATAAATTAAGAAATAGAGTTAGAATGGGAGTAAAAACTCTCGGTGTTGTAGGAGTTAATCAAGCTGTAACTTCACTTCCGGGTGTCAATGTTCCTCCAGTTGGTCTTTGTTATACAAAAAGTTTAATTAAAACTTTACAAAAATCAAAACATCCATTAGATAAAGTAGCTGTTAAAAAACTGGAAAAACTTATTGAAGATTATAAAAATGATCCTAGTGTATATATTAAATATGATCCAAATACGATAACTAAACATCATAATGCTTGGAATAATACTAATGAGTATGTTTATGATTCATATCCTGAATATGAATTAGATATTTAAAGAATAAATATAGAGAAGGTTTTATAACCTTCTCTATATTATTTACTAAATTATTTCTTTTTAAATATACCGGAGAGTTTAGCAGCTGCTCTGGCTAATATACCGGATTTACTCTGTCTTGCTCTCTTAAGATATTCTTGAACTTTTCTCGTTGCTTGAGAATAATATTTTTTACGAAGTTTAGCTTCAATAATTCTCTCCATTTTATAAATAGTATTAAGCTTTTTATATAATGGATCTTTCTTTTCTCTTGCTACTGCAAGAACAGCAACAGCCATAAGCTGGTTCTTTCTAGCATTCTTATCAAATCTAACAATAGTTCTTTCAGTTAATAATCCTTCATTAATAGCAATGTCACTATCAACAGATTCAACAAATTCCTCAATCTCTTTATCAGTTAATTCAGATTGAATCATTATTGGTGTAGCAACAGCATTCATTGTATCATCAACTTTTCTATCCTCTTCAGGAGTTAACTCTGTAGAAACAGGATTACTTACAGGAGTTGTTGAAGGGAATTCTACATCAGGAACTCTCGGAACCTCCATAGGTGCCGGCTGATAATCAGGATTATTTAAACTTGTATCTATAACAGGTCCATTATTTAACTCACTATTAACGCAACAATCAAGACCTTCAGTATAAAGTTTTGAAGGAAGGGGTTGACTTAATAAATAATTAAAATCACTCATAGTATAAATTCACACCTTTCATGTTATTTTTATTAATATACTGTTTTTATTTAAAGTACATACTTATTATTTCATTACAGTATTTATACCAAATCTTCTATTAATAGCGTTAAGATTTTTTGCAGTGCTATCATTAAGTTTGTTAATATACTCATTACGTTTTTTCAATTCTTCTAAATTTTCTTTCATTTTAGTTATAGTAGGATCTTCATTTTTATCATTATATTTATTATCTTTATTTATTTTGTTAAATAATTCTTTAGCTTTATTACTCGTAAATATATCTTTAAAACTTTCATGATATGCATCATTTACTTCTTCTAATAAATATTCTTTTTCACCATATGTAATCTCATCATTATCATATGCTTCATATATATCTAATCTAATATCATCATAATTTTCTTTATAAATTTTTTTCATATCATCAGTTATACTTCTATCTTTTAAAGCTTCTTTACGACTATTAATATCATCTTCCATACCTCGTTTCTCAGCATCTAAAGCCTCTTTACTAGCCTTTATAAAATCTTGCTTCATATCACTATTACGTCCTTTTTTAGCTGTATAGTCCAATGCTTTATGGTATCCTTTAATATAATATTTATGATAAGGTTTATAAACTTTATCCACAGCATTAGTAATATCATTTTTATTTTTAGTATGTTGAGATGCATATAAATCGGCTTCAAACTCAAGCGGATTAGCGTGACCACCTTTAGAATATTTAGCTAGTTTATGTTTAACTATATTAGATATATCTCTTTTAGTTAGACCTTTTGTATCTTTAGCATATTTTAGAATGATTTTATATTTTATATCATTTAATACTTCAGAAGGTAGAGTTTCAAATTCTTTATCATAACATAATTTATCAACAAATTGTAAAGCTTTACTTTTGGGTAAAAATTCTTCATTAGCTAAAGAATGATTTGCAAGAGCTTGTACACTACCATGACCTATTTCATGCTGTAATACAGCTTCTGCCTCATTTACTTTATCAGCTAAGAAGAACTCGTCAGCTAAGTAAATAACACCTTCCATTCTATCTACAGCAGTATAATTATCTTTAGAATCATATAACTTTACAGGTACACGTTTACCACGGACATTAATAGTTTTACCATCATAATCATATTTATTTTTTAATAAATCCATATTACGTTTTCTTCTAATGGCTTCTATTTCTTTATGTGATGTAGGTAATATTCTTTTAATGATATTTAAAGATTTAAAAGAATTCTCTATATAAGTTGAAGCATATTCATTATTTACTGCAACAAATTTAGTAAGCATCTTTTTATATGCACTAAGCTTAGAGGCATCCTCTATTTTTACAATGATAGATTTTAAATCATCAACTGTTTCAGTACATTTATCATTAAAAGTGGATAAATCGTTATCTGTATTATTTACAATATCATCATAATGTTTTAAACTATCTTTAATATTAATTGATAAGAAAAAGATATCCGTTGCATTTATATCATATTCTTTTACTAAATCAGTAAATTTCTCTACTTTTTCATCAATCGGGATATCTGATTTATACAGATTTATTACTTCTTTTCTAAATTTTTCATAAGCATTTATAAATTTAACCCTATCAAAAATAGTAAATGTACCATTAATATTTTTTATATCAACTAAAGCATTTTCGATTTCCACTCTATCGGTTAATAACTCTTTAGCCTCAATTATTTTTTTAGATATTTTTTCAATAAGGTTTTTAAAAAATTCTTTAACTTTTTCAATTATCTTACGAATAAATTCAGTAGCCTCTGAAATAAGGTTTTTACCTTCACTTTCAGTTTCTTCTACTGTATAGTATAAATATTTTTTAGATAAATATCTATTTATCTTAGCATCCACATCACTTTCTAATAAAGCAATATCTAAATTGAATTCACTAAACATATCATGTATATCATGCATATATTAAGCACCACCTTTTTAACTATATCTTTGAATAGAAATTACAAAGTATAAAAACATACCTCTTGTATAATCTACTCTTGTAGCTTTTCTACTAAATTTACCATATAATCCTGTATCTTCTCCCCATTTATCTAATATATTTTTCACATTAGCTATATTCTTATCTTTACTATTAGTCTTTTTAAATAGGGCTATAGTATAACTTAAAAATAGTTTACTATGTATTTCTTCAACAGAATGTTTATCTGTATATAAGAATAAGAATAGTATACTTCCAATAAATGAACGTATTTCATCATTTTTCTTATGTACTATTATTTTATTTAAATAGTTTCTTAATTCTAAGTTACTTATATTACAAGCATTGGATGCAAAGCCTGTAATATCTAAATTTAATCCATTTATTAATATTTGAGTAACTATTCTATTTGTTAATAATTCAACTTTATTAGTATTATTCTCAATATCTACATTTATATTATCTTCATAATTATCAACTGTAGTATATACAGATAATCCTTTTTTATAATTATCATAATAATTATTAGCTATTTTTCTTAATAAAGAACTCTGGTCATTTCTAATTCTTCTTATAAATGTAATACAATCAATATCTGCACCATTCTTAAAATCTTTCTCATGGAACTTCCAAGAATTTTGTATTGAATATGTTAGTGTACCAAATATATGATTACTCTTTTTGATAATAAATCTTTGAGATAGATTATCTATCGTATATTGCATTACACCAACATTAGGTTCATATTTAAAAAAATGAGAAAATACTGAAGGGTATATTGCTAATGCTAATATTATAAGAGAACTATTTAATGCCTTTGCATCTTTTTTAAGAGTATAAAACCTTATTATATAATAAAATAAAACAAATATAGGATTTTGTTTTATTAAAGGCCATGATGCTTTATCATTAATTTTAGTAGTAACTACTTTAGTTAAATTATTTATATCATTAACTGTAATATCAAATAATTTAAAAAATTCCTCTTTATCAAATTGAGTAAATGCTAATTGATAAACAGGACCGGCTGTTGTTAATTTAGCATTATTCTTATTTATATAATTACCTACTAAATTTATGAATTTTCTATGTCCCTCAGGAGTTGATAGAATTTTGTTAACCTTAGGTTCAATAGTATCCTTATATATAGTAGAAGTAGTATTAGCTTCCATTATATAAGAATCAGTAGCATTTTCATCTATATATATTTCATTGTTTTTTCTATTCTCTATATATTTTTCTATAAAGGACATATTCAAATCTCCTTTCTTAAGTATATGAAGTATTTATATTAATGTTTTCTGCTATTAATACTATAGTACGACTTAATATAATACCATGAACCATTATAAACAAATGATTCATGGTATTCTTATTTATTAAAACTCAAAAGGATCAAATTCATCTTTATTTTTTGATTTTTTCAAATCTTTACTATCAATAACATCTCTTTCAACTACATTACTCTTACCTCTTTTACCCTCATCTGTTCCAATAAATTGACTTGATAGACTCGTTAATGATTTTGATTTTGCTTCATATATATCATCAACTAATCTAATAGTACTATTTTCAGCATAAGGATGATTAAAGTAATCCAGTTTTTTATATTTACCGGACATTGTTGATTTGTATCTTCTTTTAAGTAATTTAAAAGTTAAATAAAGATCATTTGTATCTTTCTTAATTTCTTGATTTATTATTATAACAACATCGCTATTCTCAATTATTTCCCAAGAACCTGCAACGCCGTCTCTACCAACTAATCTTGTAACATCTTCTTTATTTGCACCAACAGCAGCATCTACTATACTTGATGCAGTTCTATTCAACTGTTGAGCTGTAATAACGGGTATTTCTTTTATCTTAGCAAGTGTTTTCAATTCATTAGTAATATTTTTAAGTTCCTCTTTTTCACTTGAGGCTTTTTCTGTAGGTCTTATTCTTTTAACATAATCCAATATTAATGCAACTACTTCTATATTATCATCTTCCAAATCTTGTATTATTGTATACAAATCATCTGTACTTATACTTCTATTAGGAAAATATTTTATGATTATATCCATACTATTTTTATTAGTAATAGTAAGTTCACCATCAGTTCTTAATGATTTAATTACTTTAGATGTATTATAATTTCTAATATCTTCATCATCTACAAGCATATTAAACATTCTTTCAATAGTTTCATCTATATCATTTTCCATTGTAATTAAAAGTACAGCAGGATTATTATCAGGATTTTTTGCTTTAATGTGGCCATTATATCTTTTAATATCTAAAGCCGCTTTTAATAATACTTGAGATTTACCACCACCCGGAAATGCTAAATACATATATAATCTTTTTCCCATATATCCGGGAGATAATAATACATTTAATGCTTGAATTCCTGTTAAAAATACTTTTTGTTTATCTTTTAGTTTAGATAAAGAATCTGATACTATATTTTCAAACACTTCAGGTCTTAATGAAAAAGTTGTATCAGATTCCATATTCCGTGTACTTCTTTTTATATTAATAACTGATAAAGCTATATCTTGTAAATCATTAGAAACAGCTTTATAGGAATTAAAATCATTATCATCTATAGCATTTAATAATCCTTGATATACATCTTTTATTGTCATTACATAACCGTATTCAAGTCTATCATCTATAGATTTAATTATACTTTTCATATTATTATATGAAATATTTTTTATATCATTATTTTTATATATACTGTCTATAAAGTCATTAAATTCAGGATCATCTTTTATTTCCTGATAAATTATACTATCTTCAGTTAAATCTTTATCCAATAATTTGTCTAAGTATTTTTTTATTAACCATACTCTTGAAGATAATTCTATATTATCTTTATAAACACTTTCATCTGTTATTTCAAATAATTTTTTTGTATTATTTAAAACCTTCCTTGTTTTTAAAACACTATCTTTTCTAAGAAAAGATAATATAAGTTCCAATAAATTGATATCTAATTTTAAATTAAGTTTTTTACTGCGAATCTCTTCCACAGTAGGTATTTTTATTTTACCACTCATATTATCACCTCTATAAAATAGTTAGAATATAAATTTTAATATATTTATTTTACTATTATTAATTTTTTGGCAGCCCTACTTATTGCTGTATATCTTAATCTTCTCATAGTATCTTTATCAAAAACACCATCTTCATCAAGATATACTACATTATCATATTGACTGCCTTGTGATAAATGAGTTGTTATTGCATATGCAAATTCAAATTCATACATACCTAAATACTTAAATTTATTATCAGTAGGTTTATCAAATAATCTATCTATTGATACATTTAAATTTTTAAATTTCTTATCTTTTAAGAAATCAGGATGGAAATCACATTTAACTCCTCTATTCTTAGTTAAAGAACTAATATCTATATATGTAAAAGTACCTGTCATTCCATTTATTAAAAATATATTTTCATTAATAGACCTATTCCAATAATTTTTCCTACATATTACTTTCTCTCCAACATTAGGTATATCCAATCTTTTTATATCCATAATGTTTTCTCTATATAAACTATTTATTTTATCTCTAAGATTATTAGTTGCAGTTAAAACTATATCAGCTTCTTTTAGATGAAAATCTTGTAATTCAGATTTCTTTATAACTGAAGAATTACCATATACTCCATAATGTAATGGTTCATCATTTAATACTCTCTGAGATAAATATATTATAGGGTCATTTTCTGCTTGTCTCATAATTTTAGTTAATATATAATTAGGGTTTTTTAAAAATACAGAGTTACCTATAACTGGAGGTAACTGATTTAAATCTCCTAATATTAACATAGGTATATTAAAACTTAATAAATCTTTAGCTATCTGTTCATTTACCATTGAACCTTCATCTAATACTAAAAGTTTAATACCTTTTAATTCTACTTTATCTTTCAATGTAAAATAATACTTATATGATTTCTTACCTGTTTCAGGGTCTATCTTAACATCTTTATTAAAGTCATATATTAATGAATGTATTGTTTGAGCAGGTAAACCTGTCCTCGCTAAAGCCATAGCAGCTTTACCCATATAGGCAATAAATTTAACATGACTCATATCTAAATTTATTCTATCTATAAAATACTTAACTAAAAATGTTTTACCTGTACCACCTGCTCCTGATAATTCAAATATTTGGTTATTTGAATCATACCACCATTTTTCCATATCATATAAAGCATATACTTGGTCTTCATTTAATTCTATATCCATATTCATAACTCCTTTATTTTTACATTAATCAAAAGTTTTAAATGATATATAAAATAATCATTATGGTTACATATGTTTAAATAAACTAAATGGAGGATGTTTATGAAATGAAAATAGACAAAATATGGGATATTTCTAAATATAAGATTATAAATAAAGATCTTATATTTAAAAAATTAGGTAAAACAGTAGTTGCTGAATTTAAGAGAGATGATAAGATAGTATTATTAAATATGGCATCTATATATAAAGATGACGATAATACATATAAAATATACATTTCAGATAATCAATTAGATGATGATTTCAATAATGTAACTATTCGTACAAGAGATGGTTATGATTTAATTGATATATTTATGACTAAAGACGAGTTTATAAATTTCTTTGGAATGCTTGCAATGAAAATAAAAATTAACTAAAAGAAAGGAAGTTATAGTTATGGTAAATGAAAAAGTTATTGAAGCTCTTAAAAATGAATTAACTAAAGGAGATGAAATTACATTATATGATGATAAGGGAGAATCTATTGATTTTGTATTAGATAAAGATGTATTACTAGAAAAGATAACTAAATTTTTATGTGAGAACTTTACAGAATGGCAGGATACTGCTAATAAAAAATATGAATTTACTAAATTCGTATCAAAAGACTCTGATTTATTAGTAGAATATCTTATACATGAAGATTCTGATCCAATTGCAACATTAGTCGAAACTCCTGTATCTGAAGATTTTATTACTGAATTAGATGCAAATTTTAATCCATTTAATTTATATTTATTAGGATTATTAGAATCAAGTTCTCTTGATGAAGTATTTGAAAATATACCGATATATATTTTAGAAAAGAATAAACCTATATAATATGGATAAGAAATAGAATAGATGACTATTCTATTTCTTTTCAATATATCTATTGAACTTTATATTAAGTATTAATAACATATAATAGAGAGGTGATTTTACATATGAGAATTTTAATAAGTAAAGATAAGTTAAATGATATAGAAAATGCTTTCACAAGATTAAAAGCAAATGATTCTGATATAGCTGCACAAAGAACTATAGCTGATGCTTTAAGAAGTATTACAGGCAAAGCATTTAGTGTAGATACAGTTAAACCTACAAGTATGAATCAATCTTGTGTAATAATGAGTATATATCCATCAGAGTCTGTTATTAATAAAATAATAGAAGCTATCGTTTCAGAGAATACTGATGATGAGATTACTAATATTTGGAATGGTAGTGATAGTTGGAATGTTGAAATTGACTCAAGAATTCTTACAGCTAAAGCCGGATTAACAGAAAGAGAATTAACAGCATTATTAATGCATGAGATTGGACATTTTGTATATTCTAATTCTGTACCTGTTAAGATTAATAGAGTAATAAAAATAGAATTTGCTAAGAATGATTTACTTTCAAAATATGCTTTAAAAAACAGTTTGCTTAGCAAGTTATTATATTTCCCTCTTCTTAATCTATGTGGAGGAAAGAAAGATAAAGATACTTTAAGAAATGAAATTAGAGCAGATAACTATGCTGTTAAAGCCGGTTATGGTATGGAACTTAATTCTGCTATTGATAAAATAGTAGGATATATTGGTACAACAGATGTTGATAAAGATACTATTGAATTAATGGGATTTTCTATAGATACTTTAAAACAACTTGAGAAAAGACAAAATAATATAGCTAGAAGAAATATTGCACATATGGTTGCAAGTACACCGAGTAAAATAGCAAGTAAGCTATTTAATAAAGTATCTACAGGTTTAGGTAATAATGGAGTTAATGAATCAAGAAATGATGAATATATTAATTCTATTTTAGAAGACTCTACTAAATATGTAACTGAGGGATTTTTTAGTAGAGTAAATAAGCTTAAAAGAATTGACCCTGCAAGTATAGATTATATAGGATTAGAAATTGGTAATATTAGAAATAACGATGATAAGATGTTAGTTTTATCTCTCATATATAATAAATTGGATACTGTTAATTACTACATAAACATATTAGATTCTAAAAATAATAGATACATAGTACCACACTCCAGAGAATCATTAATTAATATGAAAAACTTATTAAATAAATATAGAGAAATGGTATTAACTAGACCTTTACCTGAGATAAAATATGGATTAACCATACAATATCCTGAAGGTTACGAAGGTTAATATAGATGAGGTATTTATTATGGCAGATTATATTAAGGGTAAATTATTACGTGGACAAAATGGTATAGATGCAATCTATTGTTTAGCTAATGCTATTATAGCACAAGCTGCTATGGATTATGTAAATAGTAAAAAATGGATAATCCGTAATATGAAAGATAAAAACTTAAAAGATTTAGTTGATAATGGTGAAGAAAGTTTATGTAGAAGATATGTATATTATGAAAATATATATCAAGATTCTTTAAGTTTCTTAAAGAGTGAAGATATATGTTTAATGAGTGATATAAATATAGATTATTTATTAAGTAAGTTAGATGACATAGTAAATGATAATACTATAAGAAAATATAAAGTAAGTATATTTCAATTAGTAATATAATAACATTTAAATAATTATAACTTTAAAGTCAGATTTTCATTGACATCTTCCTTAGGTAAATAGAGGTTATGCTTAATGCATAACCTCTATTTATTGTTGTCTAAATTTATCTATTTTTATTTATATATCATCTTTATGTAATAATTTATTTATATAAAAGGAGGATTATATTATGGTTAATAATATATTTAATGAAATTAATTCTATTATTGGTAATAAGTCTATTGATTATCCGGGTATAGATTCTATTATATATGAAGATTATATGGATAGTGGTTATCTAGTAGATAATATAGATTATTATTTAGAGAAATATTATGGAGAAAGTGTAAGAAATAATTTACCTAAATGGAAAGGAGAATTATATAGTTATTATAAGATAGAAATAGATTATGATGAACCGGATTTTGATTATAAAAATAATCACACATTGCCTCTTAATAGAATGAAACATATTATAGATGGACATTCTATTAGAAAAAGAATTGATATAACATGCAGAGATTTTGAATCATCATTAAAAAATGATTTGAGAATACATTCTAAAACAATGTTTGAATCTATTATTACATCAATAAAATATAAAATACGTATAATAAATGGAATAATCTATAACACTGATCTAGGAAATTCTTTTACTAAAAATAAATTATTTAGTAATGTTGAATTAAAATTAATAAGTAGAGTAGATTATTATGATAAGTATGGTAGACAAAATGATTCTGTTGATCATTTTCCTTATTATATGAGTGATTTAGAAATAATGAAGTCTATTAGAGAAGCTTATAAAACTGCTGAGAAAACTAGTGGTTATATACAAGGTCATAGAGTATATAAAGGTAAATATAAAAATATAACTATTAGATTCTTATATGATTTTAATAACGGTTATATCGTTACAGCATTTCCAGTATTTAAATAATTATAATTTTAAAGTCAGATTTTCATTGGTATCTTCCTTAAAAAATAGAGGTTATGTTCTAAACATAACCTCTATTTTTTGTCTAAATTTATCTATGCAAATCTTCGCCTTTAAGTAATTTTATAAGTCTTGGATTCATAGTTATATTTACACTAGCATATCCTTCTATATCATTTGTTGTCTTATAAGATACAACATCTTCTTTATACTCATGCCCACCGAATATACCACTATATAAAGTATCACAAATTCTAAATCTAGCATTAGTTGATGTCGAATTACTAACTATAGTTTTGGGGCATGTATCAAGGCTTCCATTATTATAATTAACATTATCAGTCGTAAAGTCATTTAGAGTTATAATTTTAGCATTATTATACCTATATGTGTAATAATCATTTTCATATACTTTGAACATTTGGTAACTATTTTGGAATAAACAATTCGTAATCTTATTATAACTATAAGCATACTTTACAGCTTTTGTTGTATTAGATGTAAATAATTGCCAATGCCAATCTACAAATATAGAACTAAATCCTAAATACTTAGAATATATATCATAGTTGTCATTATCACTAAAAAATGTAGTGTCTTTCAGATATTTAGATTGATCATCAGTTCTTGAATCATAAAAACAATTATCTGGTGTGATAGAAATGTTGCTTCTGTTTATAGGATCAAATCCTGAAGAGCTGGTTATATCACCAACAGTATAAAGGATGTTATCTTTTATAGAAATAACTTCTAATCCAGTATCAATTTTAGGATCTTCTTCAGAACCAATTTTCCTATAAGGATACCAGAATTTTATTAATTTAGTTGAACTACTACTATCTACCAATTTATCTTTATAATATAATTTAATATTAATACCGTCACTAGTAGTAAATTCTGTTTTATCAACTATATATATTTTATCACAAATTAAAGAATCATCAAAATTTGTTTTGTTGTAATTAATTCTTAAGGATATATTACTAAATGTAATTGTAACAGAATTATCTGTCTCATGCTCTTTTACGGTGCCATGTAATGTACTGGTGATAAATTCTTTAAAATTGTTATAGGATGTTGCAGTTATATCAATACTATTAAATTTCCAAAATGAAGCCCATGTTACTATACTATTATCTATATTTTTACAAGCTTTACTAAAATTAAAATTCATAGAACCGTTCAGTTCAATAACAGTTTCCTCATTAGGTGATTCATTGAAGATAATTTTACATCTAGTAGATTCTGAATTTATCATCATATATTTTATAGTATAATTTGGATTAATATCATATTCATCAATTTTAATTTTGTATATATAATTAAGACCTTGGTTTACACCATCATTATTACCAACAGCTATTTCATCACTAGTACTGGATGATTTAGGTATGAAATTATACCAATTTTGTACACTACTCAGTAATACTACAAAACCATATCTTATTAATTTATTTATATTACCTATTAAATCACCTGCCGTGATAGTTATTGTGGTATTAAAATAATTAATAAATTGATTTGCATATGTCTTATAATTAGCCTCTTCATCAGATCTATCTACTATATCTATAGCATAATCAGATTTCATATTAACAAAATTAATATTATCAACAGTACAACTACTTGCTTTTAAGATTATGTCTGAAGTATATTCAGGTGTTACACTATCTTTACTATAAGTACCATCACATATAGGGAAAATGCTTGGTTGACCATTGTTCCACCATGTTTTCATATCACTAATATCTGTATTATATAAAGTATCATATAATATACTACCTATTACTTTACATATACTCATATCTCTTATGCATACACCGTCACTTTCTACTATAAATGTAGGTGTATGATAAGGTGTTCTTATACTTGTATTATAGCCTAATCCTTTTATAGTTATATTTGCTCTTGTTACTATAATAGGACATCCTAAATAATAAACCCCAGATAATATTATAATTTCATTATAACCACTTTCAATAGCATCTTTAATTGCATTTTGGAATTGAATTATTTTATTATATATAGTATTATTTATATCTAAATTATAATGGTATTCATTTGTTCCATATCCTATATAACATGTTTTACTATTAACAGTAACTCTTATATTATTTACTTTTATAGGTAAATATGAAGTTACTGCACCTTTATGTATGACACTATCAATAGTTTCAGAAGGGGTTACTTCTAATAATATATCTGTACTATTATCACTAGGAGTATAATCTAATCTTAAACTAAATAATTCGGAATTTTGTGAATTATCTACTCCGGATATATTAAATTTGCCACTATTACGCATACTATCATCAGCATTGCCACCAGTAATTACATGCGTGTCAGCATGTACATTTCTAGCATAGATATTATTAAATCTGTTATTAGTATCTCCAATATTATAAATTATATCTGATTGTGGTACTATATTTTTATTAAATAATATTGAAGTATTTGAATCAGTTTTACTTGTAATGCTATCCGTATATAAAGTATTTACTTTTATAGTAGATATGGATATTTCTACAACATTCGGATCAGTTTTACCTGCAATTTTATCTGTATATAAAGTATTTGTTTTTATAGAAGATATTTCTACCTTATTATTTGATGAATTAGTTATAGTAGTAATATTATCTAATATATCAGATAATTTTACATATTTATCGCTATCATTTTTCTCATTTGTAATAATCTCTGAAGTCAGAGTTCTCGGTAATATAGGAGTTCTTCCAATTATATTATTATTAGAATCTAATTCTTTTTTAAATAAGATTCCACTTATATAATTTTTACTCATTAGTAAATACCTCCTTACATATTTTTACTTAATTCGATATAAAATTTATTTATATTAGGGGTGTTTTTAATTATCTCATTTAATGAGGGCTGTGTAATTAAAAAGCTTCCTAATATAGTATTTATTATAACAAAAAATAAGTACGGTAAATAATCCATACTTAATAAACCTACTTGATGATAAATCATCAAATATTTTTCAATATAATATTTAGTATTTAATCCACTCATTCTTGGATTAAGTTTAGATAAGAATACAATAAGTTCATTTATATCTTTAATATCAGCAGCATCATATTCTTCTTGTAACATCTCTAAATCCATCTGTTGAACAAACTCTAATCCTAATGATGCATAGTTATTTATCAATTCAGTACTTTTATATTCCCATATTTTAGTTAAGAAGAATTTCTTAACTACAAAAGTGACTTTATCCAATAAGTCTTTATTAGTATTTAATGAATAATCTCTATTTAATATACCTATACACATCTTAGTATATACATCAGAACATATTCTCATTAAGGTTATATTTCTTTCAACTCTCGCAGGTTCTATCTGTATCTTTAATGCAATATATGCACCTTCCATTAAAGCATATAATTGTTTAACAGGAATATTTAAATTTCCTGTTTCTTTATCTAAAGTACAAAATCCATTAATAAAAATAGTAGAAATTATATTACCATTCTTTTTTCTTACTATAAAAGGAATAGAATTAGTTACTTTATAATCTTTTGAAAATAATATCTCTATTAAACCTTTATCATAAGCATCTATTACTTTAGGTGCTAAAGGAGAAGCTTTAAATCTTTTTAATTGTAAATACTGTTCCTCTATAGCAGTTTTATCTATGGTTATAGCAGTCTTTATAACTTTTACCATTTTATCAATGATAGCATTTGATACATTTAATGTTTTATAAATAAAAGAATCTTCAAGAGTTGATTCTCGTATATAAGCCATATAATCAAACTCCTTTCTTAATAATATAAGTATTTATATTAATGTTTTTCAGTATTATAAATATACCTTGTTTCATTTAACATAAATATATTAAAATCTATACTATAACTTTTTAGTAATTAAAAAAGGAGATGATATATATGTTAAGTACTGTACTTTTTATAGTTATATGCGTTATAGTTATATGCGTTATATTATTATGCATCATAAAATTAACTATAAATTTAAGATTTAAAAAATCTATTAAAAACAAATACTCTGATTGGGTAATTAGAAATTGGGAAAAAGATAATATATTTGCTCCACCTTTAAAAGCACAAGAAGCAATAAATTTTTTAACAGATTATTTACTTGGTGAAGATTGGTATGACTCAAGTGGTGCTACACATCCAGAACAAGTAAATGTAAGAATAGTACATGAAATTTTAAAGAAATATAGTCCTGAATATAGAAAAGAACTTAAAGAAGAGATATCAAATTTAAAGGAGGAAGATGCTAATGAGTAAAAATATTTTAATTGAAGCATTAAGAGCTGATGATAAGACAGGTTATTTATTTAATGCAAATGGAACTTTTGTTAGTTATAAAACAGGTTTTCCTGCATTGGATTTTAATTTAGGATGCATGATAAATGTATTTGATGAAAATAATAAAGTAAAAGAAACTTATCCATCATTAGGAATAACAGCTGGTTCTATAGTAACTATTATAGGAAAATCACAAGTTGGTAAAACCACATTAGCAATACAAATAGCTTCTAATATAGTAAGACCATTTGAAAATGGTACTGTTATTCATTATGATTTAGAGGGTGGAGCTAATTATAGTAGAATAGCCAGTGTTAGTAAATTTACTCCTACTGAGATGGAAGATGGTAAATATATTTTAAGACAATCACAATTTTCTATAGAAGAAATTAAAAAATCTATAGCTAAGATATATTTAGAGAAAGTTAATAATCCAACTAAGTATCAATATAATACAGGTAAATTAGATGAATTTGGTAAAGAGATAGTTACATATGAACCTACTTGTATAATAATAGATTCAGTAGCATCTTTATCAACTTATATTAACGAGAATACTAAAGATGGATTAAAAACTCTTGAAGATATAACAAGTCAAACTGAAGTTATGAGATTGACTGCTGAGATTGGTAGATTTTTAAAAGAATCTATACCTATGATGAAAACTTCAAATATAATTATGTTTTTAATTAATCATATTAAACTTAGACCCGGTTTAGGTATGCCACAAGCCGCAGAGTTAATGTATTTAAAACAAGATGAAACTTTACCTTGTGGTAAGGCAGTTCAATATTATACAAATACAATGATAAGATTAACTTCAGTAGGAGCAGAAAAATATACTCCTGAAGAACATAATTTCGATGGGTTTGGAGTACAATGCCAATTTGTTAAAAATAGAAGTAATGCGAATGGAACTATAGCTCCATTAGTATTTAATAAAGTAACAGGATATGATTCACTTATGTCATCATTTATATTGGCTAAGAATTTAGGATATGTAGGTGGAAATAAAAATGGATACTATTTTGAAGGTCATAAAGATAATAAGTTTACAATAACTAATATACATAATGATTTTAAAGAAAACAGAGAATTATATAAGATTATGTATTCATTAATAGTACCTGTACTTGAAAAGAATATATCTTCAATAAAACCTGAAGAAATGGATATTGTACAAGAAGAGATGGATTATTAATAATAACAAAAACATATCTATAATTTTATAGATATGAGGTGATTATTATGTTAGTTAAATTAGATAGATTAAATGAGGAATTTTTAAAATTAAGAGAAAGTGTTAGAGATATAAACCCTGAATTTACAATAAATCTAACTACTACTCCTAAGGTTGCTATAATATTTACAGCACCATCACTTTATGAAGAAAACAATACAGGAGCAATACAAACTCTTGTAAATGAATTAAAGGCAGTAATTAGTTTAATTGATAATTTCTCATATAATGGATATAAAATTGATATAAAATAATTAAAGGAGCTCATTGAGCTCCTTTAATTATTTATTATTTTATTAGGATGTACCATCTTTAGATTGTTCAGTTTTTGCAAGAATACTATTGAGCACAGGTCCAATATTGGGCGTCTTGAATACTGTTTCATCATATGTTTCAACAAATACATCAGTATCATCTTTATCTTTATTAGCAATCTGACCTCTATTGTCATTATCTCTACCTTCATAGAAAGTACCGGGTTTTCCTTTTTCTACCTCATCGTTATCAATACTATATCCAGAATGGAAGTTAAGACTATCCATAAGGACATTATATTTTCTAATAAGCTTCTTAGCCTGGTCATTAATCTGAGGAGAAATATATCTTGTTGCGTTGAACTGTATATTAACTTGTACAACATCATGCTGTCCTGCTGTATAATTGAAATGATCAAGATTAACTTCTGTAGGCCAGCAATTTGCAAACATACAAGCATACTCTACATTATAACCTGTATTATCAGTTGCAACATATATAAACTCCGCTGTTTCATTAGCAAGAGAAGAATTTAATCCTACATTATCTAAAGCAGAACTTCTATGATATGTGCTATATCCAGATAAAGGATCAGAAATACCTGTAATCCAATACTGAAGGACTTCTCTTACAGGGGATCCTGCAAATTCATACACTTGTATAGTTAAATCATTAGTATTATCCTTTGTAACAGTAGGAATCTCTACTTGCCTACCTACATATCCACCTGTCATGGGACTGTTATCAAGTTGTAAACTTCCACCGGGACCAGTTATACTGGTATTACCATATTCCAATATATGTTTAAAGTTTCTCATCTTATCTTCGCCAAGACCATTTGTAACGAAAATAGGCTGACGAATCATAAATATACGACCATAACCTGATCTAAGAGGATCATATTGAATCAATGAATCTCTTGTAACATTTAATCCACCTAAGAAAAGTGAATATTTGCTCATATCGCCACTATGTTCTTTTATATTAGTTTGAAATGTATTAGCCATCAATTAACCCTCCTTTCTTAAGCTAAAAAGTCTCTCTTATTAATATCAATCTCAATAATAACTCTCTTCATGAGATTTCTGAACTGTACTGCAACATAGCAATGTACAATAGATCTTTCAGCTTCCCACTCATTTACACTGAAATTAATATCAAAAGATTGTACTTTAACACCAATCCAATTAGCAAATTTAGCTTTTTCATACTCTGTGAAATTAGCTCTTGCCTCAACAGATGTAAAATCATAGAGAGCATCGAAACAATCCTTCTCAATAATCTTTCTCATCTCGCAAAGAGTATGAACATTATTTTCTTCAAGTAAATCAGAATTATACTTAATAGCAGTACTCTGAGTTCTTCTCTGATATACATTCTCAGCTAAAATCTCATAGTAGTTAATTCTGTTATTATAAAGAATTTCTTTTGTCTCAGTATCAGCATCACTTAATACAGGATAAACCTGATTTTTAATATGACCACTTAACTGTGTAGGAGCTTTAACGAAAGGTATGTGACTACCTGTAACAGATAAGTGTCTGGGTAATGTCTGTGCTAAGAAGTATGTAATAGTAACAGCTATCTTTTTCTTAGTTACAGGGTCTTTTGTATAATACCAGTTCCAGTTAATAGAGTTATTTCTACTTACTGAAAGAGGTTCCATCTGTGAAACAACTGTATCAACATCTCCATCAGTTAAACCACAGTCAATATAGAATACACAATCCTGTCTCTTATTAAGAATCATATCAGAAATAGCTAATTTAACATCAAAATCATAATTAGCATCAAAGATAGCATTACAAGGTACTCTCTTTGTACTAAGAATAGAATTATCTAAAATTTTACCGTATGTGCTATCATTTGTAAATGCTCTGATATAAGTTTCTTTAATCTTACCGTCAACATACTCATCAGTATCTATAACTTCACCAGTAATAGGGTCAGTATATGTAGCATTTCTATCAAAATCACCATCACTACCTGAAGCCATAATCATACCTGCTATTCTATCAACAGTAATCTGAGATTGACCTTCAGCCTCTTCAAGAATATCGAGTAAAGGAAGATAATCATCATCTACAATAACTCTTGCAAAGAAGGGGTCAAATTCATCTATAGTAGGGAATCCTACAGGAAGATTCTCATCACTATAAACACCTGAATCATCTTTACCGGCAAAATTCTTATATGCATTATAAACTAATTCAACATTATCTTCAAATGTATGAATACGAATATAAGATTTACCTAAGTCCTGATTATCTACAATATCGTCAATAAGAGTCAATGTATTATATCTGGGACTTGTTACAATTGAACCAGAGAAAGTCTGTTCAACATTTATGGTATTATTCTCTGTATTTAATAACTCAAAATTAAATATCTTAATACCATAATCTTTTTCATAATACTTATTTCTGGCAATTCTCCATCTATAGTTATTACCATATGAGCCTCTACCAGCCATAGAAATTATACATAAGGGTACTCTAACCCAATTTCCTGCTATAAGATCTTCATCATCAACACTAGTGGATTTATCAGTTGAACTTCTCTCGTAATTGTCATCAACTTCCATAGTAGTCTTTTCAACGAAAGTTTCAGCTACCTTCATGAAGTTATCATATCCGGTATCTGTTCCAGCTGCGAATGAAGAAGAATCAATATTTCTTATAGCAAATTTAATTTGGAATTTTTTATTATCAGGGTCTTCATCATTCTGTTTATAGTATAAATAAAGTACACTATTAGCAGGGAATGAATTATCAGGCATTATACGCATAGCATTTACTGTAGCGTAGCCTGTATTAAGAAGAGCTATAGGCATCATCAAAGGCTGCCCATGTTTTTTATAATTAGATTTACCAAATGTATTAACAAAATCAGTAGTGCTTGTAAACTTGATTAATTTGTTATCAATACCTTTATCTGATGTAAATACTGATATAAACTTAGAAGAATTGTCATCATTTACAACATTAATTGCATCTTCGTATATAGTATTATCATTAATTACCGTCATCACATGAGGATGGAAATATCTAGGTACAATCTGATTTGTTTGCGGCATATCTATTTCACTCCTTTACTTAGAATTTATTAATTAGTTTAGTAACTAAATTTTATATAATTGTAAAAAAATCAACCTAATAAATGAAGTTATCGGTTTCTTAATATTTAATAATTTCTTCCAACGGAGAAAATTTTTCATTACCTTTTGTTCTTGTCTTATTTAATGATGTAGTTATCATACTATCAATATCTTCAAATGTTACAGCAGTGAAAGTTGAATTATACTGACAAATCTGTCTAATAGATGCTGTCTTGTAATCATAATCACTAACACCTTTATCTGAAGCTATTTTAGAAAATTTTTGTGATAAATCATTAGGATTTCTATATACTGTAGATAATACTAATTCCATATAAAAAGAATTTAAACCAAAATTTACTCCACATATTTCTGTATTCTTATTCCATACACTAAGAAGTTTACTATAAGGAATATTACTAGGGATATTACCGTCTAATAACATATTCAAAAACTGTTTAACATATTCATCATCAGGGAAATATCCATAATCCATTATTTTTGAACCTTTAGTATATTTTAATACTCTACATTGAGTTTTATCTCCATTATTATCAACAAGATTAATTTCACTTATATCAGTCTCATATGTATATAAATCTATTCCCATTGGTAAATTAAATATTCTCATTTCTTTAAATTTACCTTTTTCAAATATACCAATTTTAAATAATCCAAATACTTTAATTTTCTTATCCATTTCAGTAGCTAATTTTACAGTGGGATCAAAATAGTTAATTGGTATATAAAATTCACAATAATCTGTATTTAATGATATGAAATTTCCATCAACTTTAAATATATTCATAATACCATCCTATCTTTTAATAAGCTACAGAATTAGCATTTAAAGTATTTATATAACTTTGTACATATCCAACTGTTGCAACTTCATTATTTGCATTAGCTGTACCGTAATATGTTTTACCTGTTAAGCTTTCACCACTAGCACCTTCACCGGGTTGTAATAAGATATCACCACCATTAGTTACTACACTTATATTTCCTTTATTTTGTGCAGTATTACCATAAGCAGTTAAGTTTATACCTTTACCACCAAAAATCTCAGTATTATAAGTAGTTATAGAAGAACTTGTACCAAGAACTAATGCACCATTTGTTTCAAGGTTAATTCCTCCATTTGTAATATTTAAACGACCTAAACCACTACTTGTCGGGTCGCCTAAAATAAACTGATAATCAGAATTACTATTATAATACCCATAAATAAATATTTTTGAATTTGCCGTTACTTTAAATTCACTGGTTTCACTATTTGAAGTATTTACATTAAGGGTTATATTTTTTCTTGTTAATGTAAAATTACCTGTCGTAGTATTTCCGGCATCAGGTATTCCACCTGATATTTGACCTATAGCTGAATCAACATAAGATTTATTAACTAATGAAGTTAATGTAAATTGATTATTACTAAGTGTTGTTGTAACATCACCGGTTAAAGCACCACCACTTAAAGGTAAGAATTGTTTATTATCATTAGTTTCAAATGAATTAGCTTTTAAATCTCCATCAACATTCAAATTTCCTGTAATTTTATTATCTTTAATAATCATAAAATCACCTCTATTTTAAATAATTACTGTTTTTTAGAGAAACAGTAAAAACTCGTATTTATAAATTATTCTCCTTCAATATAACTTGCCCAATCTGACCAACCTGTAGCAGTTTTATAAGCATTTACACTATTCATAGGTACATAAATCTTAAATCCTGTAGGAGGGTCAATTATTCTACTATTAGTTGTATCATATCCGAATAACATGATAGGAGCAGGACCAGTATATTCACTATCATCTATTGTAGGAGGTACAGTTGCTTTAATATGGAATTCTTTCATCGCAGTGCATCCATAGAAAGTAACAAATCCGTGTTGTACACTGGTAAGACCTGTGCCGACTGTAACTTTTTCAAGAGCAGTGCAATCTACAAATGTTGATGCATTACCACTCATATTATCGTCTCCCCAAGCTTGTACATTATCACCTAATGTAACTTCTCTTAAAGCATTATAATTCTGGAATACACCCAGTATCTGTCCTCTATGGAAATCAGTACAATTACAATAGAAATCTGTTAATGTTGTATCTATAGTTCCTAATCCTATACAAGGATAACTATTTGATAATCCTATCTTGGTAAATTTATTTACCCATGTATCCTCATAATTCTGATAACTAACACTACCATTATATGCAACTTCTATTGTATATACACCCGTTTCAGTATATGTATGTGATACAATATAATCATCAGCACTACTAGGAGTAACAATTTCAGTAGTACCATCACCCCAATCAATACCACAAGTCTCACCTTCATTATATACATATAAACCGAATGATATAGAATTAACACTTGGAGTTATGAATATATCCTTATTATCAAACCACCAATTTTCACTTAACAATTCTATTTCTTTCGTTATTAATTTATCTATAGTTAAAACTCCACTAGATGTAATTGACCATTTCTCAGTAGATAATGTTCCATCAAGTGAATATCTTAAAGTATCAACTACAGTTTCAGTTTCATTTACAGAATCTACTTCATATGTATTTATAATAACATCTCCACTGTTATTTACAGTAAGTTCACTATATTTATTATTTACAGTAGGAGTTTTTATTGAATTAGATGAACCGCCTGTACCAACTTCAACACCATCTATTTTTAATTTACCAAGAGTATCAAATGTTAATGTATGTGAAGTATCGTTATCAGGTAATTCCATTGAAAATCCTGCATCTGAAAACCTAAAATGACTAATATTAGTAGTAGGGTAAGAACGTTCCCAAATTAATCCATTAACACCTGCTTTAAATAAAATAGGTGGATTAGTATGTCCTTGACAATTAAGAGTTATACCATCAGTATTAGTATTAACTATAAATTTACCAAGACTACTAATAAACTCAAATGTTCCTGAATCAGGCCGGAACAATATACCCTTATTAATAGCTCCTTGGGATTGACTGTTTTCTCTAAAATCAAGATCTCCAATTGACATTGATGCAAGTAATCTATACTGAGTAGTTGCTGCTTCATATGTATTAGCATTTCTCCATATCTTGAAGTTACTATTATAATCATATGCAAAATGCTGATTAGTACCTACACTAACATCAAAACCGCCACCGTTATGAGTTAGTGTAACAGCATTATTTACTGCTCTATAATTAAATCCTGTATTAAACGAATAACTAAAACCATAAGTACTACTAGATTGAAAAGGTCTAAAATTTAAATCACTTGAATTGATTAAAAGCCAAGGTTTATCTGTATTTGTTGTAGGAGATAATGCCTGACTATTCAAAACAAAAGTAGAACTAGTAGTATCAAGTAACATTGATGCTATAGTAGGCTGTTGTTTTGACGCATTAATACTCGGAGTATAATAAGCAAATGCTGTACTATTTACATCAAGTTTAAAATTAGATGTTCCGGTATATATTACACTTGTAGACGTAACATTGAAAGTATTTGTTGTACTTGTATACGATATACCACTCGGATTTACACCAAATGTTAAGGATGGTGTAGTTATACCTAAACTTGATGTATTTATGTTAAAATTACATAAACTATTACTAAAATTAAATACAAAATTTTTAGGGTTAATTGACAATGACCCTAAAATATTTTCTTCTAAATCTGTTGTTATATGACTAATTATATTTGGATTTATGTCTATACTATAATTTCTTGTCACTTCGACATTATCTATAGTTTCGACATAAGTCCCATCAAATGTTAAATCATCTTTATTAAGAATTGCCATATATCATCTCACCTCTCTTATTATTTTAATACTACGTCAATAGAAAAAACAATTGAGTATACTACTTACTCAATTGTTTTTCTATTATAAAAAGGGAATATTAAAATTACTCTTTAGTAGATATATCAAATGTTATCTTATTAAGAGCATTTACATTTAATAATCTTAATATTTGTTCTTCAGGAATATTATCCTCTACTATATCAGAACTTTTTCCAAATAAAGTATATTCAGTATCAGATTTTAAATTACCATAGAAGTCACCATATAAATCTACATATACCTTAAATCTATCATTTATATCTTTTACAGTTACATTATAATTATTATCTTTAATAAACTGCAATATATATTTTTTAGCTAAATCTAAGTCATTACAATAATCAGCAGGATTGATTACTATATCTATATCAGGTAATTCTTCATCTTCTACTTCTTCTTCATTAGACTCTTCAATAACTTCTTCGGATGATATTGTTGCCTCTTCACCTACTTGGTTAACAATTTCCTCTAAAGGCTCAGTGATAGGTTCAGCTTCTTTTTCAGTAGATTCTTCTGTAACCTCTTCTTCAGATACTTCTTCAACTTTATCTACTATTTCTTCATGAGGTTTGGTATATTCTAATAAAAGATTTTCCAATTCATCAGTTTCCATTGTAGTATCAATATCTTCCATACCGGCATTTTGTAAACTTGTGATAATAAGCATTCTCTTTCTTTCGTCATACTCTTTATCTTTTTCTTTTCTGCTGGGATGTGAAGGAGCTGTTACATTATTCTCTTCAAAGTAATCTTTATATTCTTTAAATCTATCATCAAATTCTTTAATCTTGTTAATAAACTCATTTTCCAATTCTTCACTTGAAAATTTATGATAAATAAGATTATAAAGTTTACTTAATATAATTGAAGCATGTAAAGAATCTACTTTATTCTCAGGGTTTATATATGCAATATATCTTGTAACATGGAATAAGAATATATTATTATATACATGATATTCTTCAGGAAGAAATTTCTCTTCAATATTAAAGAATATTTTATATATATCTTTACTATATCCAAATCTTGGAAGTCTACTTCTAAATCTATCCATTACAAGTTCGCTTCGTTTATTATTAAAGAAAATATCTTTAATGTTTTTAATTTCCTTATCACCTAATTTATTAACTCTTTCAAAAAGAAAATCTATAGACTCTTCATTAGTAAGAGCATCTAACATCTTTGTTAACTTTTTCTTTTCAGATGAATCAGAAGTTGCTTCTATATCTTGTTTTAATTTTTCTATATAAGCATTTCTTTTTTCTTTATATTCATCTGAGTGTTTATAATTAAAATAGTCTTCACTTATTTTATTTATCTCAGCGATAAGGCTTTCTTTTTCTTTATAGATATCTCTTATATTAACTAAATCTCTTTTTATATCCAAAAAGATTTCTTTCTTATAATCATAAAAAGTTTTATAATCTTCACTATCGGGATTATTATTAGGTAACTCTTCATAACTTTTACGCAAAGCATCTATATAGGTTTCTTCTTTATTAGCATCTATACTAATTAATATCTTATCAATATCGTTATCAGTATATTCACTTATCTCTTTAGTATTTGGAATGTTTAATCTTTGTATGATTAAATCATTTAATCCATAAGAACTTATTTTATTACTTAATAAGCTATTGGCAGTTTCAATAGCCGTGTCTGCCATTGAAAGCATTTCTTTTACAGTTTTTATATCGTCTTTTATAGGCATACTATAAACACTCCTTTACAATTAAAAATAGATTTAGTATAATGTATAATAGAATATTAGAATCCATTTAATTCATTAAATATATCTAAATCTATATCTCCACTTGAATAATCTGATTCATTTAATACTTCTTTAGGAGTATTTTCATATACACTATTTCTAATTAGTCCTCTTTCAGCAAGAACTCTTGTTTCAGTTTGTGCTTGAGCTATAGCTTTTTGTAATAATTTATCATAATCATTTTCCTTAGCTACAGCTTCTTGTTGTTTCATAGTAATAATATCTTTCTCAGGTAATATTCCCAATCTTTCAATATCATCTATAGTATAGTTTTTGTCTGCTTTAGAAACTATCTCTTCAGAACCTCTGATAAATCCAAACATAGGAAGATTATTACCATGATAGAATATATACATTCCTATTAGATATGACATGACATTATCATCATGCATACCGGGTCCTGCTTCAACTTTACCTGACCTTGTTCTTACTAAATGAGCTATATCATCAGCTATATTTTTAGTAACAAATTTATCTTTAAATTCTGCAACTCTTCTAAATAATATAGCCATCATATCTTCTCTACTCTGTGGACCAGTATATACACCATAGAATTTCTTTTGCTCAGCTTGTTTTTTAAGCATACTTGTTATTGTAGAGCTATCTTTTAAATTATCTTCAACTAAATCTTTATTCTTATCATAATAAACATTTTGTCTAATTGATGAATTTAATAGATGGTCTATTATACCATCACCAACACTATTTCTCTCTATACATAATATAGCTCTTGGTATATGTTCTTTAACAAGAGTCATTAACAACTGCTCATATTTAGTTTCACCTATATAAGGACATTTAAAATCAGCTACAGGTTCTTCTGTATATGGGTCTATTATAGTTATAGCATTATTATCTTCATTAGTACCTGTAGAACAGTCTACTCCCACTATATAAGGAGTAGTTCTATTTAAAGGAGTATATACATCAAATTTAAAGTATTCTAATATAAATAATTCTTCAATTACACTTTTAACTGAGTTCATAATATACTCAATATCTTCTTGGTCAAAAGGAGAATCTGAAGAACCTCTTATTCTTTGTAATAATACTTCTCTTTTTACAGTTATAGGGTTATTAATTTCTCTACATATATTATAGAACCAGTCATTAGATAATCCTAATTGTTTATAGCTATACTCTATATAAACTATATTATTTCTACTATTATTATAAACATATTGTAATACTTCATTTTTATCATCATCTTTATCATAATGCATATCATACATTTTTTCAGTCCATGTAGCAGTATCTGCAAGTATTTTTTGAGATTGCTCACCCGGAGCTGTATCAAGGTCGCCAGGCGTACAAGTAAAACATCTACTATATAAAGCATTATTTTGTTTAGCATTTCTCGCAGCTGTATTAAAAGTAGGAGCTGAGTTTTCTATTATAGTTTTTATTTCATTTGTGAACTCAGGTTCATCGAAATATAATAACGGACAGCTTAAACCACGAGCTAATGATAATGCTGCTTCATAATTAGTAGCTTTAGATTTAGTATTTATTACATTATTAGTTATAGGATGTTTTAATGATGTTGCATTCTTAACAGCTTTTACTGTTTTTAGTTTGCCACTACTGTCTTCAATCATTAAAGATTCAAATCTAAGATATTCAGGTAAGCAATCTATTTGGTCTTTTAATCTTCCTAAATTTGCTTTAGAACCATCTGCATCTTTATGTATAAATATAGTTTGTGAATCATTTGTACCAAATGAATATGCCCATGCATATAATGCAATAGCAGATACAGTTTTACCTTGCTGACGAGGTAAACATAACCAAGAGTCTATACCATGTAAATTACACCATGTTTGAGCAATGTTACCTCTATTTGCTCTATATCTAACAGGTACACCACCTTGAGAAGGTATTCTACAAACTTCTCTTAGATAATACCATGGATTCTTTACACATTCCATCATTATTCTACTAATTTGGTCTTGTGTTAAATTATCTGCATAGGGATCTACATTTATTAATGAGTAATCATATATTTCTAACATGAAATAATAATTTCTAATACCTAAATTCTTTAAATCTTTTGCTACTTGTAAAAAACTTTTATTACTTGTACCAACATCATAAAACTTATTTTTTATTCGTTTTATTCTACTCATATAAAGTCCTCCTTAATAAAAAATAATCTACCTATTAATAATAGGTAGATTATTTTATTATAGATTTCCTTTAAATATTAATATCAGTATAGTTATAAATAATACTACACTAACAAAAACAATTTCTTTTGTTTCGTAAATGTATTCTATATCAATCATATCAACAGCCTAATCTTCATTAAGTCTTATACTAACACTTAATTTATTTTTACTTTTAGAAATCTTAACATCGCCATCATAATTATTAGTATCAATATAATCTAACATATCAGATTTTATAGATTTCAAATCATTATCATTTTTGAATATAAGTATAACATCTAATGACGATTGTGAAATGGAACCATATTCCATAGAATCTATATTACTTAGATATTTTTCAATAAGTCTATAAAATTTTATAAATTTAACATATTGAAGGCTTATTATATTTTCAAAGATTTCTAAAGAAGACCCGGCTAAATGATTTATACAGCAGGCCATATCTTTATCCAAAATCTTATCCCCCTCAAATTAAAAATTTTAAATTAATGTATCATCATTTCTTAAGAATACTATTTCTTATATTCATATTTTCTTGATTTTTCAACATAGTCTCATTTTCTTTATGTTCTTTTAGAATTTGAGCTTCCCTTGCTTTTGCAAGATATATCAATTCTTTATATGTTAAATCATAAAGTATGTTATGTAAACTTAGTTCACTTTTAAACATTGCTAAGAATGCATTTAGTTCACTATAATGTTGTTCACATCTACGGTTGTATTCATCAACTGTTGATATTTGAGAAAAACCAGATCATTAATATTAATAGGGATAAGTTCAGTCTTATAACCACAATGAGGGCATTGAATATCTCTAAATTCAAAAGTAGTACTATAAGTATTACCATACTTCTGAAGAATATCTACTATCATTGCAATCTCATCAGGTTTAATGTAATATAATGCATTAATAATATCTTCAGCTTCTGTATATTCAATATACTCATCACCATTAGGTACATAAATTTTATCTACAAGAGAAAGTAATACTGTGTTAAATCTAAGAACATTGTTTACATCATCAGGATGTTCTTCTTTAAATTTATCGCCAAGAGTATTATCTATTATCTTATATAGATAATCATAAGCAGATGCTACTCCAACTTCGATAATATATCCTGAATTAGGAAGTTCATACATCTTATGACTATTTACAGGAGATTCCTCAAATAATGCCTTAGCATCTTTACGAGGACAATCAGCAATCTTCTCTAATGTTTTAAGAAATTGATCATTTGCTTTGTCAAACCTAAGAAGTTCTCTCGGAGAATATTTATGTTCAAATGTCTTGCCACATTTCTTATCTGTACAAGTTAAAGCTATTTCTGTAAATTCAGGAATAGATGCTACCAATAATCCATATACAGCTATATCAATATCAGTATAAGCAAACTTTCTTAAGAAATCTTCAAAACTCTTAAATTCTCCAATAGAAGGATTTACCATCTTATTATATATTACACTAAGTTTTTTATGCATCTGGTCAAAAGTAACATTGTTTGTATTTAAAGCAATATCACCCATTTCACCATATGATAAACCACTCATATATGCTCTAAATCTTGAAGCAGGGAATACAACAGGAACTTTATCAGAACCAATTTGGAATTCCTTAATATCATCCATAAAAGATTTTCTAGATTTCTTTACTTTAATACATGAAAGATTTACTTCTTTAATTTCTTTTACTTGTATAACATCAGCTGTTTTTACTTTATCTCTCTCTTCAGCAGTAAAGTCAAGATTAGCACCCATACCGGTCTTATCTATAATAATTTCAATATACTTTTTCTTATCATCATCTAAGACAGGTATAGAATTATCTTCTTCAGACATATCTACATCTTCATTAATAACAGCTTTCTTATCACTACCTACAGCCTCAAATAAGTCTGAAGATTTTTCAGCTTCTTCAGGTGTAATAGAACCATCTGCTACAGCTGAAACTGTATTCATTATTTGAACCATTTCCATTTGGTCTTTAGGCTGTCTTACAAGTTTAATTTTTTCAGTAGCACTAATCATTTTATCTTGTTCATCTAAATATTCAGATGTTTCATTTCTTGCATCATCCACACTCTTATGAACAATTTCAGCAGGCTTATTCTTTTCTTCTAATTCTTTATTATCAACAATAAGTCCTTTTACATTTTCTTCATTATTACTACTATCTATATTCTGTTTAGAATTCTTTTCTTTCTTTATCAAAGAATTAATGTCCATGCTTTCATCTTTTTTAATATCTTCATTCATACTTAATTTATATCTCCTTTCATTTAATAATTTATTTAAATGTGAGAAGTATAAAATATAATTCAAATTACGGTATATAATACCATAGCCATTTGACTATGGTATTATAAAAAAATTAATTATTGTGTGTGTTGAGATAATTCTCTATAATAGCTTCAATAGCCTGTGTAGTAGGCACAGCTGCAGCAATAGCAGCATCTACTTCAGCTTTTGTGTATACAGTATCAGCTAAATCAGCTAAATCACCTTTTACTGCAAGTTCATTTGCAGATACATCTCTATCAGTAGGTGATCCTTCACTGTCTTGACCTGTAGTATAATATATACCACCGAGAGTAACATCAAATTTAGAACCTCTAGATTTACCACTAGATTGTTTTTCAACTGCATAGAGTTGAGCATATATACCAGCAACGCCATCATTTACACCGGCAAATGACTTTGTTACATTATCACTATTTTCAAATTTAGCTCCGCCACCGTCACCTTCATTAAAGATAAGTGCTTTACCATTGGTACCAGCGACTTCTTTATCAGTCTTGGCAGCAAGAGCAGTATCTACTTCAATTTTGTCATATACATCATCAGCATTAGCTTTACTATCAATTTCTGTTGCCTGATTTGCTACAGTAGTTTCTAATGTTGATATTTTAGTATTATAGGTAGCAATTTCTCCCTGAATAGTGGTTATATCTGTTCTTAAACCAGCAGGGTCAGCTTCCTGTATAGTAGTATCTAAATCCTGAAGTTTTGTATTAAAACCTTCAAGCATACTTGCTACAGTACCACCTTTATCATCTACCTTAATACTATTAGCATCACTTATAATATTAAGATCATAAATAACACCATTGATTTTCTTTTTAAATTTAGCTGTCTTTGAAGCCATATATCATCACTCCTTTTCTATTATTTGATAAATGTGACTTTAGGATTAGTTTCAGTAGATCCACCTGTGTTATTATCATATGTATAATAAGTTCTTTGAGGAACAGATTCATCTATCTGCCTTGTGATTACAGTATTTTTATACATGTGAGCACTGAATACTAAATTATATTTACTGAAATCCTGAGGAGTCTCAGTAAATGATTGACATAATAAAAATCCCATATATTTAGCAGCATCACCTTCAAGAACTTCATTACAGTATTGATTTTTCTTAAAATAGAATATTGCATTATGATTAGTTACATTACTTAATCTTACACAGTTTGAAGGATTCTCAAAGTAATTATTATTGATATTAATACTTATATTATCTTTGACTGCAAATATATTTATAGCATTGTTTTTGAATGAGCCATAGAATTTATTGTCGGAAATATCGGCTCCTGATATTTCTGTATTAACACCTGTCTCTACAGGATTATAATATACTTTATCTCCACCGTTAAATACATTTCCCTTTACAACTACTTTTCCTTTTGTATTTAATATAAGAGGATTTCTTATAAAAGTATCAGTACTAAATTTATTATTATTAATGGAAATAGTATTATTCTCTGAATTAGATACTATGTTTAATGAAGAACCAATAAATTCACTATTTGATATTTCCATAGATTTATCAGATGTAATATTAGCTGTAACATTTCCTTTGAATATAAGATTTTTAATATTAACAGCTTTAGTTAAATTTACTGCATCATTTATAGTACATCCATTTCCTTTAATAGTTTGACCTTCTTCAGCATTTGCTATAGCATCACTTATATTATCATATACTACACCATTTACTGTAATCTCAGGTTCTATAACTATTACTTCCTCAGGATCTTTATAATCATTATTATTTTCAGTATCTAATTTAGCAATTAATATAATAGTATCCGCATCTATATCATAATATGTTTTCATTATAACATATACTTTGTTATTGTATATAAAAGCCGATTTATTACAAGCACTTGAGGAAGCACTATCTAATAGATATATGGCATTTTCCGGAAGCTCAATCATATCAGATTCAAATTTTCTAATAGATATTAATCCCGTTCCAAGATCATGTCCTTTTTCCAAAAAAAGAGCCTTGACTAAACTCAATACAATCTCCTCCTTTATTTTAGTTTTATATTTAAATAAATGTAAAACTATAAAAAAAGAAGAGGGATTAACCCTCTTCCTCCATAGCCTCTATATCTTCTATCGACATACGGTAATATAAAAAGTGGCAGGAAACATTTAGATAATCATTAATAAAAGAAAAGGAGGTCATGTTAATGATAACCTCATTAAAAAGAAAACGAATGGAAGATTTAATCTATTCAGTATTCTCAGCATTAGACCCTACCGGTAAAAATACAAAGCATTACCGTGAAGAGTTTTCTGCTATGTCAGATAAGCAATTTGATTCTTTTTTTAAAGACTTATTTGCTAATGAGAATGATTACTTAACATTGACTGTAGTAGATTACGAGATAGAACTTACATTTGAAAGTATAGAGAAAGCTGCCGGTATATTAAAGATTCCTTTATTTGAAAAAGTATATTGTCCTCATTATACTATGGATAAAGGAAATGTAATATCCACTAAAGAACCTGTTCCTGTTGGATATTGTCATATAAAGAGAACTCAGCAAATTCTTGCAAAGAAAAATGGACTATCAACAGCAAGTGATATTAGATCTGCTTTAACAGGTCAGGTTACAGCTTCTGATAAAAATGGTAGACAGTCTGACCTTGAAAATTTCATGCTAATATCATATAATATGAAAGATACGTTAAAAGAATTAAATGGACCAAGATCAGATGATATGGTTATGAAAGAAGAAATGATAACAGCTATTTCTAATAAAGGATATGTTTCATTAGAAGAATTAGATAGTGATGTAGTTAATAAAACTACATTAAATACAGTAGATACATTTTTATTAGGAATGGGATTAAATTCAGACCTTGTTACAAAAGGTCTTATGTTAAAGAAAACTTTAAAAGAAGAGGAGGCTTAATATAATTATGAAACTTTCAAATTCTGATAAAGAATATTTATTATCTATTAAACCTGAAGATATGACTTTTTCTTTTTTAGTAGGACTTATTGGAGATACAAGAAATGATGAACTTCCAAATAAACCATTAAAGAAAAGTAAGTTTAATCCTACTGATACTTTTACTTTAACACCGGCAGATTATTTTGTAAAAACAAATACAGAAACTACTGTAGGAAGATTTATATTTAATAAATATCTTATTGAAAGATGTGGGTTTCAAAAAGTATTAGGATATGTAAATATCCCATTAACTAAAGGAGCCTATGGTGGTATAGAGAAAAAATTAACTAATGCATTATTAAATGACCAAATAACTACTGATGATTATACTAAATGGATTGATTATAGAGATACATTAGGATTTCAATTAAATTCAGTAATAACTACGTCATTTACAAGAAACTCTATTACACTACCTGCAGATGTTTTGAAAAAGAAGAAAGAGTTATTTACTAAATATAAAAAAGAATTGAAAAATAATGATATACCGACTTCTGAAAAAATCATTGGTGAATTAATGAATGATGTTAAAAAAGACCTTGCTAAAGATCCCGGATTAGATTTATATATATCAGGAGCAAGAGGTGGTCTTGGTAATTATCAAAATATGAATATAATGAAGGGAGCATACAAAGATATAGTTACAGGTGAATATAAAGTATTATCATCAGCATTTATGGATGGTATTACAAAAGAAGATATATCACCATTTGGTACTTCAGTTGTAACGGGTTCATATCCAAAAGCCGTAAAAATAAATTAAAAAATATCATATTATTACACTGTTTTACCTACTTTAAAATAAAATAAGTATACATACATATTTTTAAAAATACTATAAGAAAGGAATTTAAAAATATGAAAAAGAATCAACTTAGTGATTTTATACCACATAATTTACCAAATGGAATTTTCCTTGATGTAGATATTTTAGAAAATGATTATCTACATAAAAAAGAAAAATGGAAACGCGTTAAAATTGATAATATGGAAAGTGATTATTTCGTATCATCAAAAGGTAGAGTAATGAGAAATGGTCGTATATTTAAAATAAGAGTAGGTACTAATGGTTATTGTCGAATGATTATATCTAAAAGAAATATGTCCATACATAGACTTGTTGCTATAGCATTTATTAAAGTTCCTAAAAGACTTACAAAACAAGGTTATACTATATCAGATTTAGAAGTAAATCATATAGATGGTAAGAAATGGCATAATACTGTAAGTAATCTTGAATGGGTAACTGCCAAAGAAAATATGAAACATGCTAGAGATACAGGTTTAAATTCTGGTATAATGGGCGAAAATTCTCATTTAGCTAAAATGACAAATAAAACAGCTATTAAATGTTGTGAATTATTACAAAAAGGATGGAGAACTGGTGATATAGCTAAAAAATTAAAAGTATCTAAAAAATCAGTTCAACATATAAAGAGTGGGGAATGTTGGAAAGAGATTTCTAAAAATTATGTATTTCCTAGATTACTTGAGTCAGTTCCATATAAAATTCCCGATAAAATTATTCATAATATATGTAAAGAATTAGAGAAGAAAAAGTATTCCGATTCAGCAATAGCTAAAAAATTTAATGCTAATAGAGAATATGTAAGGGATATACGAAATCATAAACTAAATATACGTATAAGTAAATATTATAATTTTTAAAATACCTGCGGCTTTAAAACCTCTCTAATTGCGGGGAACTTCCAATATTATATTGGACATATATAGATTTATATATGCTCGTTAAGTCCTATATACTAAACTAAGATAGTAATATACTTAGTGGCAAGAGGTAATATCTCAAGGTATAGTAAAAAGTATAGGAATAGAGACAATCGACGCAACGAAGTATCCTATATTAGGATATGAGTTCAACGACTATCGAAAACATAGTTATAGAGAAATACTATAATGAAGAAGTGAGTAGAGTACACCTAATTAGGTGGAAACGGGAGGCATAATATATATGGTAATAGTATATATTATGAAGATATAGTCTAATCTTTATAGAGATATGAAGTTAATATAAATAAGGTACAGCAGAATCAGGATATATGTCAAAGAAACTTTTGGCTGCAATGCAGACTGAAGTTATAGATACTGATACTAATAGTGATTGTGGTACAACAAAAACTATTGAGATAAATATTACAAATAGTAATAAAAATAATTATCTATATAGATATATTTTAGAAGGTAGTAAATTAGTAGAATTAAATGATAGTAATATAGATAAGTACGTTGGTAAAACTGTTAAGTTAAGAACCCCTATGTATTGTAAGAATGATAAAATATGCAATAAATGTGCAGGTAATTTCATATATAAATTGGGAGATGTTAATGTAGGTTTACAGTGCTCTAAGATAGCAACTACATTAACCCAGCTAGGAATGAAAAAATTCCATGTTTCTAATATTAGTACTACTAAAATAGATATTGATGATCTTCTTATATAATTTATTGAGGAGGTGCTTTAAATGAAATTTCATAATATAACAAAATGTGATATGCTAAATGGCGATGGATTGAGAGTTGTATTATGGGTATCCGGATGTGAAATTCATTGTAAAAATTGTCAAAATAAAATTACATGGGATCCGGGTTATGGAGTAGAATTTACTGAAGAAAGTAAAAAAGAAATATTTGATGAACTTGATAAAGATTATATTAGTGGAATAACTTTTTCCGGAGGACATCCATTACATCCATGTAATATACTTACTATTCATAAGTTAATTAAAGAAATAAAAAAAAAATATAAAGATAAAACTATATGGTTATATACAGGATATACTTATGAATATTTAAAAGAAAAGTCTAAATCAGATAGTGTATTAGACTATATATTGAAAAATGTAGATGTATTAGTAGATGGTCCTTATATAGATGAATTAAGAGATACCAAATTACAATGGGTTGGTTCAAGTAATCAACGAGTTATAAGAATTAATAAATAAAGGGGTGATTTATATATGCCCGGAGTTGAACCTGTGTTTGGTTTAAATAATTTTAAGAAACCTAAATATTTAAATGAAAGTGAAACTATAGAAAATAACATACTTGCTTTATTATTTGGTAGACCCGGATATTTTCCATCAATGCCTGATTTAGGGATGAATATACCTGAAATGATGTATTCATTTTGGGATGAGATTAATGTAGAGTCTATTAAAGCAAATATAATAGTACAATGCTCAGCATTTGGTGAATTCGTTATAAACGGTTCTTTAGATATAATAAAATCTACATATAATAATCAACCATTATTATTAATATCACTACCAATAGTAACAAAGAATAAAGAAAATGTATTAAATATAGGAATTACCTTAAATAAAAATGGAAATATAGCATACAATAGTGTATTTAATTAACGGTAATATAGAGATGAGTTAATTTAACTCATCTCTATATTAATTAGTAATAATTATAGTAATAATCATCTACAAACTCTTTTGTTTCTTTAGCGTCTTCGTCATCGCCACTATCATCATTATCGTCGTCATCACTGTCATCATCATCTGAATCTTTCTTATCTTTACCATATAAATCTTCAAAAAGATCATCAATATCATCAGCATCATCAGGGAAATTATCTTTTAATGCATTGAAGAAATCTTCAGCATCTGCTTTAGTGATTTTCTTCTTATCAGCTTCTTCTAATAAATATTCTTTCTCATCATATGAGATTTCACCATTATCATATGCTTCATAAACATTTAATCTAATATCATCATAATAATTCATAATATATTCTCCTTTCTATGATTAATATTAATTTATATATATGTTTTATTAATATAGA